TCCCCGCCCAATTCACGATTTCAGATTCTCCCGTAACCGGGACGGGAACCCTGACCGCCGTCTGGGCTTCTCAAACACAATCTCATGTTTTGGCTGCGCCCATTGATGGCAATGGCACCCCTGCCTTTCGGGCATTGGTGGCAACCGATATTCCTGCCCTCAACCAAAACACCACAGGAACAGCGGCTAACGTGACTGGGATAGTTGCGATTGCCAACGGCGGCACAGGGGCAACCACTGATGCAACGGCTAGAACCGCCCTAGGCGCTACCACAGTCGGCTCCAACCTATTCACCCTGGCTAATCCATCGGACATTACCTTCCCTCGGCTCAATGCCGATAATACTGTCTCGGCACTTAACGCATCCGACTTTAGGACGGCCATTGGGGCAGGGAGCATTGCGACACAAAATTCCAATAACGTCACCATCACTGGCGGATCTATTGCTGGCATCACTGACCTAGCGATTGCCGATGGGGGCACCGGAGCAAGTACAGCGGAAAACGCACGAACTAACCTAGGCGCAGCGCCGTTAGCCTCGCCAACGTTTACGGGTACTGTCACCGCATCCGGTACAACCGCATCCACCAGCACAACAACAGGCGCGTTGGTGGTAACAGGCGGTCTGGGTGTTGGTGGAGCGTTGTTTGCGGGGGGAACTGCAACCGCTGGCAAATTTGCTCCAACGGCTAATACTGTGGCCGGAAATGGAATGTACCTCCCTGCCGCTAATACCGTGGCCTTTAGCGCGAATGGGTCTGAAGGAATGCGTCTCACCCCTCAAGGCAATTTGCTTATTGGGGCAACCACGCAGGGGGGTGCTACTGCTGGCTATGTGCTTGGGCTGCAAAGCGGAGGCGCACAAACATACTTATCAATAGCAACACAGGGGCAAACCCTTGATAGTGACGGAATGGTGATTGGTCTTGATGCCGCGTTTGGGCGAATAATCATGCGCGAAAATATTGGCCTCTCTATTGCCACAAACGATATAGACCGGATGCAAATTACCGCCTCTGGCAATGTTGGTATTGGCACCACATCCCCCGCCACTCTTCTCCACGTTAACGGCACAATTCGTTACACTAATCGTCCTGCCGCTGGAACTATTACTGCAATTGGATTTGATGCGAACGGCGACCTACGGGCATCCTCGTCCTCCCTTCGATACAAACATGATGTTGAAGAGCTTGGAAAGGGGTTGAATGAGGTGATGCAGTTGCGCCCTGTTTCATTCAAGTTCAATGGTGAAGCCCGGACAAATATGGGTTTTATCGCTGAAGAAGTTGATGAACTAGGACTATCGGATGTAATGCTCTACAACGAGGAAAAACAACCAGAGGGGGTGATTTACGCCAATATGGTTGCTCTGCTTACTAAAGCCATTCAAGAGCAACAGGCTCAAATTGAAGACTTGAAAAATGAAGTCAATCTATTGAAAGGAACTTAGTGATGATTGAAAACAAACTTTCACGATTTCAGGCAGATTTAGACCCTATTTCCGGAAGTGTGAGCATTCAAGGTTTTTGGCAAAAAGTGAGCCTATTCGATAGCGATAATGTCGTCGGAGCCATGGCCATGTGCCTTAATCAGCAGTATGATTCGTTAGCAAATGCAGATGCTTCGGCCCTAGCCAATCCTGAGTTTGTTCAGCTTGCAGCGAGCTTTCAGGATGCGCCGTTTACAACGTTCGTGGCCTTACTAGAAAAGTTGAAAGAAGGCGTCGAGGTAATGGGTGATGGCGAACGAACTTAATATCGATCTAACCCCAGCCCGAACGGGCTACACCATGACCGTTCAACTATTGCTGAATGGCGTTTTGTTCGGAAGTCCTATTGCTGCGACAGAGTCAAGCCCCGGCTATTACACCGCGACGATGAGCGCTCCGGCAGGGGGCTATGCGGTGCGTTTCATCGTGGATGGCACTACCACTATCGGGACAGGGTTTATCGCGTGGGACGGCACTTCAGAAGTGAACATCGCCAACCTACCCCCGTTGACCACGCTGCAAACCACGGTGGCGGTTAATGATGCCCTCGTGGCCTATGCAGCGGCCAAAGCGTTGCCCGCTATTCGCTAGGCAATTGTTCTCTACTAGGTAAAACCATGGCTCAAATCGAAATTCCCTTAGGTAGCACCGCCCGCGCCATCTTTGAAACCCTCGCTGCAGAGAATGGCGCACGGGTGGCCCCTGACTCGGCACCAACAGTCACAGGTACTTGGGTTAATGGCACCGCCACAACCCTCAGCAGTGCGCCGGCTGTGGCTCAATTACAAAATACTGTCCCGGCCAATATCACCGGGGCTTACCAGGTGAGCTTCCCCACGGGGTCTCCTAACTCCTTGTCGGTGGGTGATGTGGTTTGGGTAGAGGTGTCGGCCACCATCAATGGCAATACGGCCCCCAAGAAAACGTTCAGCTTCCTGGTTGTGCCCGCTGATGTTGCCACTACCCCGGTGATTCGCTAATGATCCTCTCCCCTGGCCAAACTATCACCGCCACCTTTGAGGTTTCTGTCAATAGCCAACCTGCGGCCCTATCGGGGGCTGTGGCGGTGTTGGTCAGGGATGGGCTGGATACCTCGGTTGTGACCAGCATCACAACCCCGGCAACCGGGCGCTATGTGGTGAGCGCTACCCTGCCCTCATGGCCGGATTACACGGCTGTGGAATGTCGGCTGGCAGGCACCTACAACGCCCTACCAGCGGTGCTCACCAAGCCCGTGGGGACGGTGTTTGCTGATGCCCGCTCCGCTGCCCTTGCGGTAGCCGATGGCCGACACCGGATCGACTATGCCAACAGCACCGCTACTCAATACGACACCGACGGCACCACCCGCACGGTGTTTGACCTGTACGACCGGGATGGCAACCTGGCAACGACGCCGGAAGGTGCGGTGGATAGGAGGCCACGGCCATGAACCAGGTGATACAGGGGGATTGCCTAGAGGTGATGGCAACTTTGCCCGACAACAGCATTGACCTCATCTGCACAGACCCGCCCTACTTTGGCGTTAAAGGGGGCGGCGATAAAGGCCGCTTTGAATGGTGGGATCGGCAATGGGAGAAGCCTACCGAGTTCCTAAAGTGGATCGACCAACTCGCCGCCCAATGGCAACGCATCCTAAAGCCTAACGGTAGCCTCTACTGCTTTGCCTCCCCACGCATGGCCGCACAAGTCGAGGTGACACTGGGGGAACGGTTTGCGGTGTTGAACCATATCACTTGGTTGAAGCCTGAAGCAAGCTATGTCCCGCCATACTGCGGCAAAGATGCAATGAGATCATGGACTCCATTCTCTGAACGAATCCTCTTCTGCGAACACTACGGGGCGGACAGCATCGCCAAGGGTGAGGCGGGCTATGGTGCCAAGTGCGATGAACTGCGGGGCTTTGTGTTTGAACCGTTGCGGGCTTACTTGGATGGGGAACGGCAACGGGCGGGGTTCTCTGTTCGTGGTGTAGCTGAAGCCTTTCAGCAGAAGACCGGAAGCCGTACCGTGACAGGCATGGCGGGGCATTGGTTTACCTCCGTGCAATGGACGCTACCCACCGAAGAAAATTACCTTTGGTTGCGGCGACTATTCAATGGCGATGGTGATGAATACCTACGCCGGGAATACGAAGACCTACGCCGGGAATACGAAGACCTACGCCGCCCCTTTTCGGTAACGGCTGATGTTCCCTATACCGATGTGTGGACATTCCCCACGGTGCAAGCCTACCGGGGTAAGCACCCTTGCGAGAAACCCGCCGCCATGTTGGAGCACATCATCACCGCATCAAGCCGACCCGATGCCGTGGTACTCGATTGCTTTGCGGGCTCTGGATCCACGTTGGTAGCGGCTAAAAAGCTAGGGCGGCAATACATCGGCATTGAGATCGACCCCCATTGGTGCGATGTGGCCAAGGGCAAGCTAGGGGAGACACAGAGCTTTGTGACGCTAGAACAGCGGGTGGCATGGCTCGAAACCCAGGTACAGGCGCAAGGGGCCAAGCTACGCAAGATTGAAGCCACACAGCAACTTAGCCTATGGGAGTCTGCTTCATGACTCTCTACCCCCTCGGCCTCCACACCAACCTATCCCCTTTGGGCCTAAACCCAGGCTTTCTCCTAGCCCCACGGGTAGCCCTACGATGCCTACCCTGCCTGGCGGTGTCATCCATCCTCCCCACCGCAGACACCACCGACACCCTACCCCCCGTAGCCATAGCCCTGCTATTGCCGCCGCTTACCCTAGCCCAAACCATTGCCCAGCTAGATAGCTACAATAGACTCAGCAATGTTGAGATACGGGATGACCTACCATCCCTCGATGCAACGGCTTGCTCCTGCTGAATCTCCGTACTCTCTTCAACCCCTCCATTGCGAGGGGTTTTGTTTTGCCCCTACGCCTTCGCCGCTGCCTCTAAAGAATACCCCTCAGCCACCAGGCCAAACACACCGTTATAGCCCTCACCTAGGGGCTTATTGGCAGCACCATAGCCCACTGGGGTAATCACCCATTGATAGCTGTAAGCGCCCACTGTGGCGGTGCCAAGCAGCGTCACTAATTGCGCCTGGGTCATCCTAATCGCGCCTTCTAACAGTGCAGCGGTATTGGTGGTAAGGCTTAGCCCTGTCCCCACCGTTAGCGTTATGGTAGGCCCACCTACCACTGGGGGTAGTGCCCTGGTTTTATCGGGTATTGTGCCGTCGCTTAATTTCACCGTGCCCTCTAGCCGCCAAATCCGTAAGGCAATGGCAGCATTGACTAGGCTGTAATTGGTGATGCCTTCCGGGCGCGTGAAGCTGAAACCAATCCCCTCGATACCAGCGGTGCCAACGGGGTAGATTTTGCCATCCAAGTAATCGGCCATTGCTTACACTGATAGGGGATGTTCCCATTCTACCCATGGCCGTTGCCTGCCCACACTGCCACAGCCAGCGACTAGCTAAGAATGGCTTTAATCGCACACTGGCCAGTGGCAAAATCCGGCAGCGATGGCGGTGTAAAAAGTGTGGGAGCAAACTGATTGAAGATTCTGTATCGGCACCGATAACCCTATGCCAGAAACCCCAGGAACCTACCCCCCTACCCCCCAATGGAAGACCAAATATCATCGCCTAATCTGGGGTCGCAACGCCGATGGTGAGGCCGTGCAAGTATGGATCGATGTTTACAACTCCCTGGAATCATTCAAGTTTAATCAAGACGGTACGCCACTGCCTTACCAGCCTGGGGATGTAGCCATAGACCATGCTGTGAAGAAGTTGCTATGCCCTGGTCAGCGGGGTAGTAAGGGACGACTACAAGACTTGACCGAGGCATTAATATCCGTTCAGCAGGCCATTGATGCAACCATCCTGAATGCGCCCTAACTCAGAACACCGGATTGAATTTGAGCAGGGAACCAATGGAACCAATACACAAGAAAATCTCACTGTTAAAACTGACCTACCCCAGCGCACCCCATGAGGTTCTCGCCTTCGCCGCTGGACTGCAACTCGCAGTTGAAAAGGTAGACCCAGCAAAGCGGTATAGCCCTGAGTCGGTCAGCCGTGCGATCACAATGGCGCTTGAAGCTTACGAGGATACACACAAAAAAACTCGTTAGAGCAAGGGTGAATCGGCGTGGTCTGCTCAGCGGGCCATTGATGCAACCATCCTGGATACGCCCTAGCCCCAAACAAAACCCCGGACGGTTCAATGCCGGGGTAGAGAGGTTTCAATGCCGGGGTAGAGAGGTAGGAAATTGCAAACGAGGCCACACAGAGTGTCATTGAAGTTTTAGGAAGTCAAATAAATTCTCTGTTACCCCAGCGCTTTCCAAAATGGGCAGATACGTCGCCATCCCCCGCAGTTGGCCCACGGCTTCATCCGTTAGCCCCTCCAGTGTGGCAAGTTCAGCCCCGGTCAGAGTGGGCCTTGCGGGCAACACTTCGGGCCTGATGGCTGCGGGGATGGCCTTTGCCTTGGCTACGGGCACCTCTGGGGCGAATCCTTGTGGTTTGGGCTTAGGCAATGGTGCGGGGGCTTCTACCAAGGTGGGCTCATCCGACGCTGCAAACTGGGCCATGGCCGTTTGAATCATCAAGGCCAGTTCCTCAACTTCTAGATCTAGGGTGAAATCTTCAAACCGCTTGCCACCTTCGTTCCATACCCGATAGCTCAAAATGTCATCGGGCACGGTGGGGTATAACCGTGCCAAGGTAAAGGCGATCTGGTAATGCCGGGTGGGTTCTGCTAGCCGCTTCAGTAGGCTGCGTCCATAGGCTTCCCGGTCATCCTCCGACATCGCCGCTAGGTTGCCAGAGTCATCTTCGGTAACGCCCATGGCCGATAGCAGGGGCGATAGCACCATGACCGATGCCTTGCCTAGGGAATGTTGCTGCCCTCGAATCGTTACGGTGTTGCTCATAGTGCTTGGTGACTTGTATAAATCGGGACATGTCGACCATAAATGTCGGCGTTGACGAAGAAACTTAGGGCAAGATCGGTGGTGATGTCGATCACCCAGGTACGGCCCCCGTCCTTCAGCGGGGTGCTACGGCGGGGGTCGATGGGGCCATTGATGACCAGCTTCTCAACCCAGTCCGGGGCGTCAATCTCGGCACAGACTCGGCCAATGCGATGCTCTAGGGCCACCGCTTCAGCCAAGAATAGCGACTCGGCATACAACACCGATTCATCCCCCGTCATGCCGTCGCTATCAAAGGCAACCTGATTCCATAGGGTTAGGGTAATGGTCTTGGCCATACTGCCAAGGCGTACCTCGTCCAAGTCGGGACGCCCCTGGGCAGTGGCCAGAGAATTGACCATTAGCTGCCCTTGTCGCTCCCCTGGTAGCAGGTTGTAGGCATCAAAGGGTAAGCGCCAACTAAACTCATTGGCAATCGCCCGTCTGAGGTCTTGGATCAGGCGGGGCATTTGGTCTGCGTAGGTGCTGCCAGTGGGGGTAATCATGCTCTTATTGTGCCTTACTAGGCAATAATTCACCGCATGTCATCGTTGAATTTGAGTTTCCAGTGAGGGATAGATCATCATTCTGACAACGTTCCCGGCATCGCTACACCCATACCCCTCAACCGTTCCTCAACGACTCCCTTCCATTCCCTGAATAGGTCATCATCGGCCCCTGTGGGGTCTTCGCTGGGCTCATGGGGCGCGACGGGGGGCTTATCCTTATCCTCTGCCTGTTGATGGGCTTCCTGTCGCTTCCGGTTGGCATACCCCACCACCCCCGCCAGGTCGGCGCTACTCATCACCTCAGCCAAGGCTAGAACATTCTGCCGTTCAAAGGTGAGTAGGGCAATGGCCAAAGTAGAAAGGTCGCTATCCCCCGCTCCTTCATCGGCCTCATGGTCTACCGTGTCGGTTTCGGGGTAGGAATAGCCCAGCAGTTGCTCTAGGCCCGATAACCCCCGTACGGTCTCAGGATGGGCAGGATTAGGGTGTGGATGGCTCTCGGTGGCAATGAAAAACCCGTGCCGCGATTCCCAGGCCAGATCGCTAGGGTCTATCCCTGGTATCGCCCACTCGGCAAGGTTGCGATAGTGCTGGCAAAATTCGCTGAATAGGGCAAGCTCTTCTGCCCTGGTGACTGGCCAAATGTACCGCCCCGCAATGGCCTGTAGCAGTTCTTGATGGTAGCCCCGCACCATGCGCGACACCAGAACCCCGTCACGCAACACTGGGGGTGCGGTGACGAGTCGCCATCGGCCATCGTTGAATTTGAGTTTCCAGTGGGAGAGGGGTTTCAAACAAACACCTGAGATTCGTAGGTCAATGTCATTTGCTCAATCAGCCCCGTTCCATTCAAGGTATAGGGTTGCGACACCTGGCAATCCACCAACATGCACCGCCGAAAGACTCGCCCTAGCACCGCAATGTCCTCTACCTGGGGAGACCCCCTAAATAGATTGAGGTTCGCCTGTTGTGCTGCCAATAGGTAAGCGCTGGCCTCAGCTTCCCGAATGCCGCGCACCACAATTTGCAGCGAATATCGCCTAAACTTCGCCTGCAAGGTCTGCCCCGATTCAGACACCACAGGCAGGGTTTTGCTCTCCGCTTCCCCCGCCTGGATATCTTCAGGAGCCACGGCAAACCCCTTAAAGGCCGTAAAGTGGCCCACCGTGATCGGCATTAGACGAACACCGTAGAGTTGTAGACCACCGACACCTGTTCCACCAACGATGTGCTACCAATCCCAATGGGCGGCCCTGCCTGCACATCTACCAGAATTGCACCGTAGATGGTATCGCCGCCTAGCACAATGTCTTCCCCGGTGAGAGGTTCGGTGGCGTTCACCACTTGGAGGATGCTATTGTCACGGGCTTGGTTCAGGGCTTGCACGTCGGCAGCATTACAACCCCGGATGGTAAAGGTAACTTGGCGCTTCCGTAGGGTGAATTGAAGAATGTCGGTGCCTACGTTCTTGACCAACTGCTTAGACTCAGCATCGCCAAAGCTGATGTCTCCAGTGTCGAAAGCATATTGGCGGTTGCCAATGGTTTTGGTGAATAGACTTACGTTGATAGGCATAAAACTGACCTGATCAGGGTACGCCCCTACTGTTGCCTAGCCCTTTGCCCACGGTTTAGAGTTTGCGAAATTAGCTAATGGAGAGAGGATCAACCATCCACGCTCTGCCCATAGCCTAGGGTAGGATAGAGGTATCTGTCGTTATTTGTCGTGGGCGACAAAACGCTGTAATGCCTAGAAAGCCGTTGCCGGAAATCACTCAGCAAGCAATAAGAAAGGCCCGTAGTGTCGGGGAAAGTGTCGCTTCGTTGGCGATGCGCTTCAAAGTGTCTGAACGGACGATCCAGCGGGTTTGTAAGGGGATTGATCCCGAAATTCATGCCCCTGTCACCGAAGTGGTGAGGGCGGCAGTTGTACATGGGGCACGGGTGACAATTGACGGGATTGATTTTACTCAGCACTTGATCGATGACATCAAATCAATGACGGGGGCCATGGCTGGGGCTGATGTAAAAAGCTTTGAAGGGGTAGCTGGGGTAAAGCTCAAATACATGCAGTTCTATGCCCAGTTGAACCCCCCCAACATGGAGGAACTGGTAGACCAACTGCTATCCCGTCCCGATTTTGACCCTGAACGGTTTGTGTCCCTGCTAAGGTCTCGCTATGCAGCGAAAGCAAGCTAATGCCGAGGCCGTTCTATCCGCCCTTGCCGACTGGGATGTTCTACCCAAATCCGTAAGAAACGAAGTGCCACCCCACCTCAGGCACATCCCCCAACGCTGGGAAGCGTTTGCCCCGCTGACCAGTATCCGGTCGGGCACCCAAATGATCCCCTTCAACCCCTACCCTTACCAGGTCAGCATCTCCGATCTGATTGATGCCAACCGTGGGGTGGTTGTCACCAAGACCCGACAAACAGGCATGACCGAGTTTGTGGCCAACAAATTCCTTCACAAGGCTTGCCTATACCCGACCTACTTCGCAGCGGTATTCTCCAAAGGCCAAGACGACACCGCCAATATTGCCCGAAGGGTGCGCCTCATGGCGGCATCAGCCAGAATCCCCCTCAGTAGCAACAACGTCAAGGATATTCAGGTAGCGGGCGGGGGCCGCATCGTATTCAGAACCGCATCCCCTAACAGCGGGCGCGGCCTAGAGTCGGTGTGGGATATTCTCTACGATGAATCCGGTTTCGTCTCTGGCATCGAAGACATCTACGGGGCCGCAACGCCTGCCCAGAGCATCCCTGAGAGCCAGGGCAATGCCAGAACCATCCTGGTATCCACACCTCCTGAGGTAAAGGAGGGGATGTACTACGACTTTTTCACGGGCAACAACGGGGATATTGATGCCCTAGACCTATGCCGCAAGGTGAAGGATCAGGAGTTGCCCCCGTTCCATGCCTGGGTAGATGAGCAGGGCTGGGGTAAGGCCATCATCCACTGGAGGGCACACCCGATCTATGGCGCTAGGCCCAACTACCTCCAGGAGATTAAGGACGCCCAGCGCATCACCGAAACCCAGCTACAACGGGAGTTCAACCTATCCTTTGACAGTGCTACCACGGGCGTTCTGTTTGAGATGACAGTGGCCAAGGCGATGGCCTATGGGTTATGGCAGGCACCGAAAAAAGGCAGGCGCTACCTTATGGGCATCGACCCCAACTTTGGTGGTAAGGATAACTTTGTGGCCCAGGTGTGGGACTGCACAGAGTCGCCTGTGGCCTTGGTGGCTGAATATGCTGAAGCTGACCGCACCATTGAAACCAGCGTAGAATCGGTGGCCCGATTGATTGAGGACTATGGCCCTGAAATTGTAGCGGTAGAGAGCAATAGCGGGGGCCGTATCGTCCTAGAGCAACTGATCCGCCTATTCCCCTCGGTACGCATTGAGGGCGTAACCACCACCTCAGCTAGCAAAAAGGTGAACACCGACCGCATTGCCCTCGCCATTGAGTCAAGGGAAGTGACCTACCCCGCCGACTGGCAGGGGCTAAACGAGATGATGCACTTTGGCCTAATGGAACGGGCTGCGCTATCGGGCAAGGATGACCGGGTGATGGCCATGGCAGCGGCGTGGGTGTTCTTCCACGAGCTAGACCCCAAAGGCAGGGCACGGAAACGAGGGCAGTGGTTGAAGCGGATTTAAGCCGTCTGTAATGCCCCCGCTCGATCCAACAGTCGTTCCAATTCAGCACGCACCGTAGCGGCGACGGCAGTCCCGGTTTGGTCGTTGGTGGCCCCACCATTGACCGACACGTTGACGGTAATGCCGGGGGTGTCTCGTCGTGCGGTATTGGCGGCGATAGTTTCGAGGTATTGGTTTCCGGCTTCCTGGACGCCTTGCAATGGCGCTAGGTCGGGTGCGGGGGCGAGGACAGGGTTAGCGCCTAAGGTGCTGGTTGGGGCTGCGTCTAGGGAGGCTAGGAGCGCGTCATTGGTGCCACGGGTGCTACGGGCTAGTTGACGTTGCCCTGGGGTGAGAAGCTGGTCGATTTGGGCATTAGCGGCATCCCGACGAATGCGGCTATTTTCGGGCAGGGCTTGGATGACCGTAGCACGGGCTTGGTTGAGTTGCCCCTGCTGGTTTACGTCTTGCTGTCGCTGGGCGATGGCTTGTACTTGAGGCAGTAGGGCGGCTTCTTCAGCGGTGATTGCCTTTTGTTGCTGGGCAGCCTCTACCCCAAATTGAGCAGCGCGGACGCCTAGGTTGGCGGCTTCTAATTCTTGCTCATTGGCCTCCCCACGTTCAAAGGCGGCTTGCACACGGGCTTGTTCTGCTTCAGCTTGGGCGAGGGCGGCTTTGGCTTGAATCTCGGCAATCTCGGCCTCAGTTTCACGGCGACGTAGGGCAAGCCGTTCTAGTTCCTGCTGAATGGCGAGGGATTGGTCTTCAAAGGCTTGTTGTTCCTGCAATGCCTCTAACTGAGCAATGGCCCCTTGGGCTTGGATGCGTTGCCGTTCCCGTTCATTTTTGGTGAGACTGGCGGCAATGTCAAAGTTGCTGGCGGCGAGGTCATTTTCGGCGCGGCGTAGGTCGGCTTGGGCCTGGACGAGTTTGCTTTGTTGCTCTAGGGACGCATTGAGACTGTCATAGAGGCGTAGGACGCTTTCAAGGTCTTGGGTTTCACGGGTGGCGGCATTCTCGGCAGCTTTGGCGCGACGGTCGATGGCGCGTAGAATGGCTTCTTGGGCTTGTTGTTGAAGTTCCTGTTCTGTGGTGAGCCGTTCTTTGGTGAGATCGAGGATGCGCTGCTCACTGGCGCGAATAGCCTCTTCGGCCTGAATAGCCTCCTGACTGGTGGCGTCTTTGATGCCTGCGCGAACTTTCTTCAACCCAGCTAATCGCCCCTGCTCTTGGGCAAGGGTCTGGTCGATGCGGTCGGCGTTGATTTGGGTTAGGGCTTCCTGCTGTTCACGCTCACTGATTAGCCCTTGGTTGCGAAGCTTCTGTAGTTCAATCTCTCTTTGGGTAACGCTGGCGGCAATAGCGTCGTCGGCTTTTTTCTGGGCATTCTCTAGGTCTTGACGCTCCTGTTCTCGCAAGGTGCGCTGTTGCTCTAGGCGTTGTTCCCCGGATTGCTGCCTTAGGTTATTGGCCTCGGTTTCTAGCTTTTGAATTTCAAGGAGTTGATCGCCTGCACCACGCTTTTCCTCTTCGGTGAGGGCTTCATACTCAGCACGTAGATCGGCAGCACGAGAACCAATAACCTCCAACTGCTGGTCAATTCCGGCATTGGTGATTTCGGTGCGACGGTTTTGAAACTCCCTTTCCGTAATCAATCCCTGGTCAAGCTGAGACTGAAGCTCGGCTAGTTGGCTAGATTGATCGGCATCAATCCTGATTTTTTCGTTGCCAATCTCGCGGGATGCAGCAGTGACCGATTGCTTGAGGTTATCAACGGCTTTGACGGCCAAGGTTACTTCCCCCGCTGCACCATTGGCGGCGTCACTGGTGGCCCCTAACGCTTCACCCATCCCCCCTACGGCTTCGGCAGCGCCCCCAACGGCCTCACCTAGGTCGCTAAACCCTGGCTTGATGTCTTCCTGAAGCAGTCCAATATCCCTCAAAAATTGACGGGCATTAGATAGGGTTGTGGCAAACTTTTCGACAATAGCAACGAATCCATCAAAGGCTGCTTTCCCTACCGTCTGGATCGCATTAAAGGCGTCTTTCCCTGTTACACCAAAAACGTTGAGTGAAGTTGTCAGCGGCAATAGAATGGTTTCGCCAAAGGTTTGCATAAGGCCGGAAAGCACCTCAAACCCAGACCTAGCAATACTAAAAAATGTCCCAAAGTTAGACGTAACAACATTGATGGCAACCCTGAGTAAATCGAACCCTAGCAAAACCCCTTGCTTGATAACCTCCCCAATGGGTGCAAGGCTTTTCCCAAACTCAATCATGCGCTGGGCAATGTCAACGATGACAGGCTTTACTCGTTCAAACAGGTTCTTAAGCTTCTCAAACGAATTGACGAGGAACCCACCAACGGCTTTGCCTACTGCTGTGAGAGGCTTTTGAAGTACCACAAAGGCAGCGGCAAGCCCCCCACCAATGGCGGCGGCAGAAGCCATGCTTCCGGCAACTCCGGCAATCGCTGGGCCAACCACGCCAAACAGAGCAACAAGCCCCGCAATGCCCGCCGCAATGGTGCCAATGACAGCCCCAAAGGCAACAATCTTAATGACTGCTTTTCCTACCCCCGTTTCGGCAAAATCGGCAAAACGTTGAGCCAACCCTGCAACCAAGTCAATGATGACCCCTAGGGCAGGGGCAAGAGTAACGGCGGCGTCCACCAACTGGAGAAATAGTTCACCTACGGCCTGGGCGCTGCTACCTACTGCGTCAAACAAGGCACTTCCTAGCCGACCCAAGGATGGCAATAACGCATCAACAACGGCAACACCACGTTTAAAAACCTCAATCAGGAAGTTGATAGCCTGACCTAGTGTGGCTTCAATGGTGGGTCGAGCGAGGGCGAGGGCTTGGTAAAAGCGGTCTAGTTGTTGGATGATGGGCGTTAGTAAGGGTTCCCCCGCAACACGAGTAACTTCCTGAAAGATTTCTTGGATGTTTGACGTAACACCACCGATGGATTGAGCCGCGAGGGCATTACCTTGTCGGAATGCGGCCAATCGTTTTGATAGTTCCTCAGCGGCATTCCCTTGAGCCTTCCAGATGGCTACTGTTTCGTTGGTAATCCCTAGCCTCTGGGCAAGGTCAGAGTCTTGAGTAATCTGGCCTTGAAAGATTGAATTAATCTCAAATCGCGCCTGTTCTGCGGGGATAGCGAGTGTCCCCAATGCGGCGGCAAAGTCGATGGTTAGCCGTTCTGCATCTTGAAGGGTGCCGTTGATCTGTCCCGTCCCCTGGGCAATAACCTGGAATAATGGCACCAGTTCAGCCGAAGTGACGCCAACTAGTTCTAATGAATCGCGTCGAATGTTAGCCAAGGACTGGCGTAGGGGGGCTTCTAGCGCCTGAATGGCCTCTGTGGGGTCTTCAATACGAACCCCATTCCTAAATACGTCTTGGGTGGCGGCGAGGGTGGCTTGAGTGCCTAGCAATTGCTCCTGTAGCTGAACGTTGCTATTAATGAAGGAGTCGTAAAAGCCTGCAACGGATGCCCTCGCGACATTAACGAGTCCTGAGATTTGTTGAAAGGCTTCCCCGATGAAAAAGATTTTGGAGCTAAGGCCAGCCGCCTTGTCAAAAGCGCCTGAGAATCCCTTGATCGTTTCCCCAAAACCACGGGCGGGCTTATTGGCCGATTTGATGTCATCCCCAACGGTGCCGAGTCGCTTTTTGACCCCGGCAATACTCCCATTCAGCCCCTCAATCTGGTCATCAATGCCCTTAATCTGAGCCTCAACGTCCCCGGCATCCAACCCTAGGCGGATCTTGGTACGGCTTAGAGCCTCAATCTTGCGCTGAAGCTTGGCAATTTCTTCAGCACTGCCACCCTCGGCCTCAAGCTTAATTTTTTGGTCGCTCAGGCTTTTGAGGTCAGCATCCACCTGGGCGATTTTGCCCTGAATGTCCTGCTGATTCAGTTCTAGGCGAATCCGCTTACCCTCTAGCCCCTTGATTTGCTCAGCAAACTTTTCGGCTTCTTTGGTGAGGGCTTCAAATTGTTCTGCGATCTGCTGCGAGACGGCTTCAGATGTGTCGCCAAAGGACTGCATTTGGGCTTGAGCCTTGGCGAATACCTTGGAGGCCAAGTCCTGGGCCTGAAGCACCATCTTGACCGCTAAATTGTCACCATTGCCCCGTGCCATAGCCATACCGTCAAAACTAGGTCTAGGCTAGGGGGAATATGCCGACCTAGTCAGATGTTTGCGGGATTCACTAACGGGGAACACTAGGGGCAACGTAGGAGACCATCACCATGATTGAACTATTGTTGATTGCCCAGATTGCGACCGGAGACCACTATTGCTACATGGAGACTCCCACGGGGGCGGTAGTGAACCTGGCAGAGATGTGCGGGGTAGTGCGACAGCAAGCGACCGTAGCCACCGCAACGGCACAATATGAACGACAAACCCTATCCGCCATTGAAGACCAAGGATGGGACGGGACAACCTGGCAAGTTGTAGCCTTGGGGAAACGCTACTGCGAACAATTGCGGGGAGGCATGACCCGCGACGAGATCGCCTCTGAGCAGGTTGATATTACCATTGGCAACTATGGATACCTTGACGATGAACCCGTAACGGTGATGGCAGCGGTAGCCACCTATGCCCCTGAGTACCTTTGCCCTGAGTTCAATGATTAGCGCATTTCGCAAACTAGCCCCCGCAGACCCCTTTATCCTGCACGGTAGAGGGGTTCTGTTTGGCAGGGGCTATGTCTGACGTAATCCGCAATGACGGGGTTCTCATCAATGCCCTGACGGGGCTAGGGACAGCCTCAGATAGCACCCTGTATACCCAGGTCGGAGCTGTTCATCGCCTAGGGCAGGGGCAGTTAGACCAACTGTGTCAGGTGTGGCCCCTAAATGTGGCGTGTACCGCTTACCCTGATGCCGCCACGGCTAAGGGCTGGGAAATCTCATGGCCGGAAGGGGTGAGCGACAAGGTAAAGACGGCCTTTGAGGTGTACCGTAACGTGGTGGGTACGCGCACAAAGGATTCTGACCTGAGAGACCAACCTCTATCGAGTGACCGAGAAATTATTCGATGGGCAGGGTATCTAGCCAATGTGTATCGAGGTGCCGCGATTGTGCTGAACGTGGACGATGGCAGACCGCCCCATGAACCCATCGATACAGCCAACATCAAGACGATCCGCGAGATTGAAGTCCTCGACAGCTTTCAGCTTTACCCCGGTCAAACCGCCATTGCTAACCCACTGAAGACCACTCATTACCATCTGCAAATTACCCCTGATTGGCATCCTGGCTTGGTCAGTATGTTTCAAGGGCGATTCTCTGGGCAAGGGTATAGCCAAAGCTATCCTATCCACCGCAGTCGCGTGATTCGTGTGCCGGGGATACCCGTGCCCCCGCAAGTGATGCGCTACAACAACGGATGGGATCGGTCATTGCTAGAGGTGGTCTGGGATCAGTTCTCGGCTTGGGAGTCGATGACCAGGGGGGTTGAGCATCTGGTGAAAGACTATAGCCTGTTCGTCTACCAGGTGGCGGGCTTTGGCGACATGATGACCGAAGGCAATGAAGCCGCGATTCGTCAGCGCATTACCTCACTCCAAATGATGGCCTCGATGATGGGCGGGGTGGTGCTGGATAAGGATGAGGAATCGGTTAACTTTGTGTCTCGCCAGTTCTCAGGGCTGAACGACCTGATTAGCAGCTACCGGGATATGCTGATCGGTGCCCTGGGGATTCCCCACACCATCCTCTTTGGCGAGTCGCCTAGCGGCCTTGGGGCAACTGGGGAAAGTGAGGAAAAGACTTGGGCTAAGAAGGTGGGAGCCTACCAAGAGGGGTGGCCCTTGGCAGCGCTGAACCGAATCTATCAGTTGATGTTCTTAGCCAAGGACGGCCCCACCGGGGGCAAGCCACTGGAGGGATGGAGTATTGCATTCAACCCACTGCTAGAGCAGACCGAAGCTGAAAAGATTGCCAATCGTAGCAGCCAAGCCCAGACCGATAGCGTTTACCTTCAGGCGGGGGTATTGGTGCCCGAAGAGGTACGGAAATCGCGCTTTGGAGGGGCATCGTTCAGCTTTGAAACGACGCTGGATGATGAGGCATTCCAGGCGGCTCAACAACAGGCCGGGGGCATGGAAGGGGAGATGCCGATGGATGAGGGGATTCCCGAAGAGGGCTTTGAGGATGCCCCCGTGGATGATGGGGAGTTTGTTGATGAGGCACTGCCCCCCGAAGAAGAGGATATGAGCCTTGAGGTATTGGAGGGAGCAAGGGGTGACTCGGTGCGGTTGGATGCCCTCGCCATCGCTACCCAGGAAGCCCAGCAGAGGTTTGTGATTTGGCCTAGCCGCTATGCAGTGGCGTGGCGGGATAGACGGTATCAGGAGCTAACACAATGACCACCCTAGCCGAACATTACGCCGCCTACGACCGTCGCACCAATCGCAAGATGGCCCAGTATAACGAGGGCAGCGGTGCGGTGCGTAAGCCCGTGCGGAAGGCCACAGGGGCCAGTGATGGCGATAAGTGGGATCGGGCTAAGTTCAACAGTCGAAAGGCCGCGCAGATCCTCAGCCGTAAAGATCCGTTGGTGGATGACAAGGGAATGCCCACACCCGCCGCCATGCAGTTTCGCAGATGGGGTGAGAAGGTGCCTAAAAACTACAAGGATGTGCAAGGGATATTGGCTAGGGCCAACCGCCAAAAGGAACGGTATCGGCCTGATAGCGCATTTTTGCAGGGGTATCAGGATGGATTAAGTATGAAGGTGACGCGCCCATGAACCTAACCGAAGCTGAATTTTACGCCGCTCTCATCGGCATTGCTGACCCCAGAATCACCCCCACCCGCCTAGACTCCCTCGATGAATCGGCACTGGTAGCCGAGGGCCGAGCCTTGGCCCTGTTTGCGGTGGAGTCGATGACGGGGGCCAAGCTACGCCGCGATGGCTGGCTAGGGGATGACCTGCGCCACGATGCCGGGGATGACCCCGATGCCCTTGGCCGATGGCTGAGGGAACGTAGCTTGGCTCATGTGAAGCCCATCATGGAGCAATGGCAGAAACGTACTCTAGCCTGGATTCTGGCGCAAGGGGACATGAAAGCGGCCCTACAACGCATCTCCATGCAACCGGGGGAATTGTTTACTCGACTGCCCTACCGTGGCCTAGAGCGGGAGGTTTACCAGGGCATGGTGCTGGCTAACTTGGCAGGGCGGGAACAGGTGCTAGATGAGGGCGACGATGGCGACGGGGTGCGCTTTGATGGCAGGGCTAAGCCCGCATGGCTTAAGTTGCCGTTCAAGGAGGCCGTGGATTATTTCAGGGCTAAGGTAGCGCTACCAGCGGAGACCTACCAGCAACTTACCGCAGACTTTCACGATTGGGCCTTTGTGGTGGCAAGGATGGCCCAGGCTGACCTGATTAAGGCTGCGAAGTGGTTGGTGGAACAGGCCGTTACCGAGGGGATGAGCTTTGCTGACTTTGAAAAGTCGTGGTCTAGGTTGATTGGCCGCAAGGGCTGGAAACCTGCCAACCCCCGCCACATCTGGACAATCTTTGATACCAACTTCAGGGGGGCCATGGGGGCCGGACGGTATCAGCAGATGCGGGAACCATCGGTGTTGGTGCGTCGCCCGCTGTGGGTCTGGCGGTGGCGTGATTCGCCCCAGCCCCGTGACCACCACAAAGCGCTGCACAACAAAGCGATCTATGCCGATGACCCATTCTGGAGGGCGGGCAGAGTTCCGGCTGGCTGGGGGTGTCGCTGTGCCATCTTCTCTATGTCTGAAGACGGGGCCAAACGCAAGGGCATCGAAATCCTAACCGACCCACCCGACCCCAAAACCATCTTTGAAAAGGGTTTTGACACACCGTTCAATGCGGAAACCCCCTACGGTAGCCGAGATCGGCAGACCTATCTGAACGAGGCCATCAAAAAGTATGAGCCGAACTTGCAAGGGTTCTTGAGCAAACTGTTTTAGCGCATTCCGCAAACGCTAAGCCATGCCCCCGCACCCTTGGCAGACTGGTGACAGTTTCGCGGAATGTCCCATGCCGTCTACTGTTGTGCTTGCGTCCCGATATGGGTTGCCACTGGATACGCCCCCGGAGTTTGTGTGGGGGTATGCCGATACGATGCGGATGGACTCGGTACGGCCATCCTGCATGGAGTGCGTGGAGAAACACCTTGGCGCTGCCCTGGTGCTAATGGGGGAAGCTGAGGCAGGTTACCCAGAGCACAAGCTATTGGCGATAGGGCACCTCCATGAGGCGGCGGAAGAATCGGCGGATATGCGCCCTGAGCTATCGGCACTGCTGCGGGATATTCGCAAGCGCTACCAGCAGGGGGGAGTCATTGAGTTTGAAACTATCCTGGAAGCGTTGAACCAACATGGGGTATGGCGGTTTGACCAGGGGGAGGCAGCACGGGGGCAAAAGTGTGGCGGTAGTCATATCAGCCAAGCCTATGTGTGCCGGGTGAATAATCCTGGGGAGACACTAGCAAAAGCCGACGTTAAAAAGGTCTTGGCCGATCCTAACTATGAGCGCTACGAAAAAGACCTAGAGCAATGGGAATCAACGGGGGCAGGGCAGGAACCAGATGAGCGGGATTACCCCTATACCCCCACTGAGGATACCCAGGCATTTCTGTCTGATCTGATGCAGTTGGATGAGCCAGAGGAAGTATTAGAGCTAGCAACGGAAACGTCCGCTGCTAGTGTCAAGAAAGACCTAGCTAAGACCCAGAATGCGCTACGGCTAGCCGATCAATATGCGGCATTTGGCGATGACCCCTATGCGGCCAAAGAAGTGCTGAGGGTTGCCATAGAAAGCGGCGACTTGAGCCAGGTTGAAGCTTTTCCTAAGGCTAAGGATCTCGCTCAACAGTTGAAGGGCATTGACTCAGGCGACTTTGATGAAGTGATGGAGTTGTTTGAATACTCTCCTAAGGAATTGGCAGGGTATGACGATGCACGGGACGACTTAAAGCAAGTTGCGGCTAACCCTGATGCACGCAAAGCGTTCAACAAATACACCAAATGGGATCCTGAAGCTGAACTTGACCAAGCCTCAGACGGATATTCTAGGGATGAGCTTGAACGCAGAGAACGGACGTTGTTAGCGGCTTCGCATCCAGAGTTAAGAAAGACCCTTAAGACAATGCAGACCATTGGCACAGAGGACGCCAACGGGGAACGGCCTTACAACTGGATTATGGATCAACTATGGAAGGCCCAGGAAGCGAAGAATACCCGTGCTGATGCCTTCCTTCAAGGCTACCTAGATGTGATGCACAACCGCTTTGACCAACGGGGGCAAGGGGTAGCGTGTGGAAATGGCTGGATTCCTAGGGGGAAGCAATGCAGCCCAGAGAAAGCTAGGCAAACCCCTAGAGCCGCTTTGGATCGCACCGTTGAAAAGTCTAAGGCTAGGGCTGAGCTTAAGCGGGCGGTGAAAGAGGCTAAGGGGCAGAAGGCGAGGGTGAAAGAGAATGCTTTTCCTTTTACAGATAAGCAGGTTGGCGAATTAAAAGAGTTTGCCAAAGACATTCTCAACAAAGACGTACTAGGACTGACAGCACAAGGTCTTAGCGCTCAGCAGATCGCCACAAACCTTCAGGTAGGGAAGGGGACGGTGATGGCGCGAATTGCTGCGGCGGACAAAATATTAGGCGGCGAAGGAAGCTTTTGGGGCAACTCGCTATTTACTCAACTACAGCATTTCAAGCGCCAACAAAAGAAACCCAACCGCACCGACTCCTCCCTCCAAGGCTACCGGTGCCTTTGGCCATACCTTTGATGTGGAGCGCACCACCGCTATAGACCTTGACTATGCCCTGTTTATGCTCAACGGCTGGCAACCGGAGAGCGTAGGGGATAGCCAGGTCGAAGACTATGATCCAGGTATTCCATCGGGGGCCGTCACCTAATGGCCAAACCACTCCTATCCATCTCCTACCTAGACAAAGACCTACGCCGCTACATCGTGGGCATATTGTTGCGTCTGCGGGGGTTCTCAGCCCCCATGAGAGAGATCGGGGAAGCACTACTACTCAGCACCGATGAACGCTTTGAGAAAGAAGTAGACCCCATGGGGGTGCACTGGGAAGACATTAGCCCCCGAACCCGTGCCATCAAACGAGCCAAGGGGCGCATTGACAAGATTCTCCAGGACACCGGGACGGGTCGGGCCTCCATCAACTACCAGGCCAATCGGTTTAGCGTGTCAGTGGGGACGCCGCTGGCCTACATGACCTACCACCAGAACGGCCAGGGGCAGGTTAAGCGGGAGTTCATCGGGCTATCCGATGAAGACCGAGCCGAGATTGAGCAAATCATGGCGGACTACCTGCGAGGGTAGCGAGGGCGCTGCCAGTCAGCCAGGAGATGTGTCAGTAAAACGCTGACTTGGCTAAAACGCATCAAACTTTATCCCCATCGTTGCCCAGAAACCTTATACTGTAAGGGCTTCACGCTTCAAAGCAAAAAGAGATTTGTCAGTAAAAAAGGGATTTGTCAGTGACTAGTCAGTGATTAGTCAGTGGCTAGTCAGTACCAAGAATCCTTATATATCAAGGGTTTGAGCAGGACGAGTCAGCAAGTCAGTAAAAACCTAGGGGTATATTTCAAAAACGCACTAGATACCTCCATCACCCCCTAGGTTTTCCTCAGGGGGTATTTTTGTGGCCTCTATAGTTTTCTGCGCTAACCCTCAAAATTCACTGACTTGTTGACAAATCCCCTACCAAAAACCTGAAAGCATTGATATATAAGGATTCTTTCTTAAACACCTTTACTGACAATTCACTGACTAGGCACTGACAAAACTATTTTTTTACTGACAAATCCCCCTAAATCTACCCCCACCAATGGAGATAGATAAATAAAAATCTATTAGAAGATTTATCTATATCTATATATAGAGGGATTGTATACAGTACACAAAGAGTTTTCCACGGACTGCGGGGTTAAGGTGGTCTGTCAGGGTTTTGCTGACAGTGCTGACAGTGCTGACTGACTCAAGGCAAAAGAAAAGCCCCTGGTCGGGGCTGTGTCATCGTGTGGTGTTGCCTAGCCTAGGTCTGGTGCGGCGTCGTCCCAATCCGTCAGTCCTAGCTCAGGGTCGTAGCCTGGGGGGAGTAGACCGTCGTAGGGAATGCCGTAGACATCAGCGAGGGCCAAGGCTTGGAGGTAGTAGATCCGCTGGGTGCCTGCCTCCATGTGGCAGAGGGCAGATTGATGACAGATGCCTTGGTCTCCCAATGAATGGAGGATACGGTTTGCCCTCGCTACCGCAATGTGTCGAGGCATCTGTAGGCGTTGTTCCCGATGGTGGCGCAGGATTTTGCCGACCCGTTCGTAGGGGTTGATCTTCTCATTGTGCTCAGCCAATGCTCGTACCAGGTGGCTTTCTAGGAGTGCAAGGTTGTGGGCGGTATCGGTATCGGTGAGGATTCCGAGTCGCACCAACTTGTTTCTGATAATCCCTAATTCTTCTTCGCGGGTTAGTGGCATATCCCGATTTTGCGTATTTCGCTAATTTTATCCAATTTAGAAAGCCCTTTGTCAAAGTAGCGCTAATAGCGTTTGGCTAGTGTTCCTTTGGCGATTCGATTTGATAGCGGCCAAGTTCTGAACCCGCATCGTACTGATGACGGGATTTTGTTGTGTGATGCCATCTTTGCCCGGGATGGGGTACTGGAGTATAAAGCTCCGGGCGGCAAAACACGGCGCGAATTTCGGCCCCCTGAGGAGAACCAAAAGTCCATTGCCGAATTTGGCTTAGCCTCGCTAACCCTCGAACATCCCACGGGGTTAGTCGATGAGTCGAACGGTGATCGGCTGCGAAAGGGCATTTCGTTGCAAACCCCTCGGTACGTCGTTGTGCCTGGGAAGGGTGGTTTTGTAACGGGGCAAATTGCGGTGATGAGCCGCGATGCCCAGGATGCGGTGCATCGCGGGGATGCCTCCGAAATTAGCGCGGGCTATAAGTGCCGAATCGAGGAAACCTCTGGGGTGTGGTTTAACCCTGCCACAGGCCAAAGCGAACGCTACGACGCCATTCAGCGAGACATCAAGGTAAACCACATTGCCCTTACTCGGATGGGTCGAGCAGGCCCCTCGGTGAAGGTGTTAGGTCGCTTTGATAGCGCTGATTTGGAAGAAAACGACCTGGCTTATCAGGTTAAAGCACAGGAGCCACCATACTCCAATCTGTTTACCCAAGAGGAAACCATGAGTACCAACGGATATATGCCTTTGGCAACTTTGAATCTTCCTGGTGGCTCCGTTCAGGTGCCCCAAGATGTTTTCAACACCATCTCTCCCCTACTGGCCCGCAATGACTCTGCCGTCAACAGTCTTGAGGCTGAGCTAGAAGAGGCTGAGGATCGCGCTGATAGCGCCGAATCGGCCCTAGGCGATGTTCAAGGGCAAGTTCAGTACAAGGACGGCATGATCGAAGCCCTGCGTGACCGCCTAGACCAGGCCGAATCGTTGCTAGAGGATGCCGACATTGCATGGCGTGGCGATAGCTATGTGCGCCTAGATGGCAAGGGCAAGAAAAAAGGCAAGATGCCTGCCTTCCTAGAGGACATGGAGGAAGACGAGGAATACGTCGAAGACATGGATGATATGGAAGACTACGAGGACGAAGACTACGAAGACGAAGAGTATATGGACGAGGACGAGGACGAGATGCCCGCCCCCGCCAAGTCTAAGAAGACCAAAAAGGACATGAAATCTAAGAAGGATTCTGTCCGGTCTGATGCTGTCGAAATGGTCAAAGTTATTCGCGAAGCTGAGGCCATTGGCGTTGACTTCTCCGATCTGCGGATGGATGCCATCGACGATGCTGCCGACATTCGCCGCTTTGTGGTCGAGCAAAAGCGCCCCAACCTGTACCGGGACGATGCCAGCGATCCCTACATCCAAGCCCTCTACGACGCCATTGTTGACGACGCCATGGGCCAACACAGCGCCCCTAGCCGTCGTTCTGACTCTGGCTATGCCGATGAGTTGAGCCTCGTGCTGGGCACCGCTACCAGTGGCCGTGCCATGGATGCGGGTGCGGCAGATCGGGAACGGCGGATGAACAATTTTGCTACCCCGTTGACGGCCAACAAAGACAACTACGGCAAACGTCGCTAGGCGCTTGATTTCAGCTAACTAGCTCCCTGTTTTGAGGATTTTTCAGCCATGTCACAAACCAACTACAGCCAAACCAGCGCTAAGGCGTTCCCCGGTCAAGTCGATGGCCTAGGGGATATGGGCGTACGCGCCATGATTAACTCTGCCCTGGATGCCCAGAACACTTGGACGGTCACCACCCCAGCCACGGTAGACAATAGCGGCACCTACTCGATCTCGGTCGTCGGTGGGGCTATCCCTGCGGCCATCGTGGCTTCGTTTACCACCGATGGCAGTGCAACCCGCGCCGAGCTAACGGCGGGCCTTCTGGCGGCGATTCAGGCTAGCGACCTTAGCCAATACTTTGCCGTCAGTGAAGCGTCCAACGTCATCACGTTGCGGGCGTTGACACCCAACGTGGGCTACACGGTCACTAGCCCGACCAATGCCACCACGACTAATGACCTCACCCTCACTCAAACGGTGGCGGCATCGGGTTCAACTGCGGTGCCTTTTGGGCGTTTCGTGGTTCGCTCTACCTCTGGCACCGTGGATTCGTTCAACGAAGCCCGACTGCCTGCTACTGCCAGCAACGTGACGGTGGCTGGGGTGGCCATCGCCCCGACCCATGCCATTGAGCGGGGCGCTGTTGGCAATACGGCGGCTGCCCAGTACGCCGCTAACGATGTGATGGACGTCATCGACCGCACCGCCCCCGGTGGTGGGGTGTGGGTGAAGTGTGATTCTGGCAGCATCCTGCCGACCACTACGGCCTACATCGATTGCAACACCACCCTAGGCGTTGTGACGGCCACCAGCACCAGCAACCTCGCCCTACCTACGGGTGTGAAAATCGTTGAACCTGCGACAGCCGACCCGAACGGGGGCTTTGTCGTGAAGGTTGCGCTGTTCTTGAACTAGGTTTCGGCCTAGCCCCTGCGTAACCACGTTTTATTCCCCTGTTCTGGAGACAAATTATGTCTATTTCAATCCGAAAAGATGACGCCATTCCTGGGATGTTTCTTCGCCAGTTGGAGGACATTGAAGCCGAGGCCCAACGGGTACAGTTTGCGGAATTGAGCTTTGCCGATGGTAAGGTTTGCCCCGTAGACATCCAAAATAAGCCCGGTTTTCGTACCAGCACCTACCGCCAACTGACTCGCGTGGGTCAGTTTGGTTTGGTTCGTTCCTACAGCACCTCTATCCCTTCCATCAATGTTCTGTCTGAGGAGTTTACTCAGCAGATCCATAAATGGGCAGGGATGTACTACTTCAGCGATGACGACATTGCTAGCGCCCAAGTCGCTGATTTCCCCCTAGAAGCTGAGGAAATCACCGCTGTTCGTGAAGCGGCGATGCAGGAAATGAACCGACTGATGGCGGTCGGTTCTGATGAACTGCGGATGCCCGGACTGCTGAATCATCCCGACGTACTGCGCTCTTACAGCCCCGTCCGGTTCAATAGCACCGCTACCCCGGCTCAAATCTTGGCCACCATGAACGATGCGGTGACGACCGTAGTTAACCTAACCCAACGGGTAGAGCAGCCGGATACGCTGTTTTTGCCCACGGCCCAGTTCGACTACGTGAGCACCACCAACCGCACCGACAACACCGACCGCACCATTCTGGAGCAGTTTTTGGCGGCTTCTCCGTACATCAAGAACGTGGAACCCCTGATTGAGTGCGATGGGGCTGGGCCTGACGGCGAAGACGTGATGCTGGTGATGAAGCGTGACCGTCGCAAGCTGAAAGCCATGGTCTACGAAGATTTCAAATTCCTGGATCTTCAACGTCGTGGCCTGGGTTATGAGCGGCCCGCCATCTTCCGCTATGCCGGGATTCGCCTGTATCGCCCCTACAGCGTCCATCTGGTGATCAACGTCTAGGTTGGGTTCGGTAGGCTTGCCCCGTGGGGAGCCTGCCGCTGTTTATCGTTCTGGCACTCAAGAGGTTTTGCCATGTATTCAACACAAGCGTGGGCAGCGCATTATGGACTGCCCCTCAATGCCCCCGAAGACTTTGTTCAGGGCTATGCCGATGGAATGCGTCTCGATGCTAAGGGCCAAGGAAAGCCCTGCGGTCGGGGGTTTATTGCCCCAGGGAAGAAATGTAGCGCTAAAGGATCGCGACAGCTTGCCGCAGATCTGAAAGCGGGTGATGCCGGGGCTAAGGCACGAGTGGCCACAGGTAAGCGGAATGCGATGGCGCAACAGGCCGCAAGAAGGGCTCAAAGACCACAGCCCGCACCTCAAGAGGAGGAGTTCTTTGGAGTGGAAATGGCTAACCCGTTTGAGGGTGGTGATAACTCTCCTGCACCGCAGAAGGCTAAGCGGCAACGCAGCCCTGAAACCATTGCAAAGCAGAAGGCTACCCGTGAGGCTAAGAAAGCAAAGCAGCAAGCACTATGGGGAAGTCGTGCAAACACCCCGAAACGATTGCAACGGCAGACGGTCAAGATTGAAGGGGGCAAGGTAAGAAAGACTAGGGCTGTAAAAGGTCGTAGTTCAGCACGGGCCAACCTCTACCGATAGGCAACGACCCATGACCACTCCCTACACACTCAGTTAGCGATTTCCGCAAAATCAGCCCTGTCCTCAAACGACAGGGCATGATAGTGGTATCCCTTCAAAAGACAACCCTCTATGCCCACCGCTACCCCCATCAAAGACGCCGCTGTTCATACTGTGATTTTCAATAATGACCGCTACTCCCGTGTCTGCGGGGGCATGAGAATCACTGGCCCCGTGCGGTTTGTCGCCTTTGCCGACAATAGCCCCAAGGGTAAGGCTAACCCCGAACTAAAAAGCGTCTGGCTTACCCCCGGTGGCCCTAACCATAACCTGACGGGGGAGCAACTGGAAATTATCAAGGCGTCCGACGAGGGCAAGAAACTGCTAGACCAGGGCGTTCTGCAATTTATCAGCCCCGAAAAGCCCGAAGAAGCCAGCGGCACCACCAGCGATTACGACGATGTGACAGCCCTCAGCATCATCCGCGACTCTGAAGATCGGGTATGGCTCGAAACCTCTGAGAAACAGGAGAAACGCCCTGCCATCCGCGAAGCCTTGAAAAAGCAGATGGACGCCATTGATAGCCGCCTGCAAGCCCTCAGTAAGCGAGCTATGGCCAACGAATAGTTTTCCCTCCGCGCCTATCTCCCTACGCTACCCCGATTGCCCTTGCGGTGATCGGGGTTTTTTTAGTGGATTTCGCAAAGGTATCTACACCAAAATGTGTCTATGCCACGGTAAGGGAAACAACCCCGGTGACCCCATGTCTAGACTATCTAATGCGTGGCAGATGGCCCTGGCCAAAGCCCCCGCAAAACCTGAGACACCCCCAGAAGAATCCCTAGAACCTATCCCCGCCGCCCTTACCCTAATCAACGGCTCCGACGTGGCTCGCGATGTAGCGATCATCCCCACCATTGGCCAGGGCGCGGCCAAGGTGCTGATTGAGAATCGCCCGGACGGGGGCTATGCCAGCCTAGAGCAAGCCTGGGAACTGAACCCGGCGCTGTTCGAGGGACGCTATAAGGTTGACCCTGAGGCCGTAGCTCAGTGGGCAGGCTAAACTAGAGCCAATCCATGATGAGTCCTTAGCCCGCTGAATAGGCGGGCTTTTTGTTGTGCCAGTAATGTGTGCCACTAATTATTTGACTTGTAACGGTCAAGACTCAAGACTTAATAGCTGAGTTTGAGGCTCAGCAGGGGAGCGTTCCCTCAGATCTGAGGGAACGCTCCCCTGCTCTTATCACGCTTCGAGGTGGGACTGTATGCAGAGAATTATTATCGCCGTCTGCTAAATTCACAGCGTACCAAAAAATTGCCTAAAAAGCTGAAAGCCTTACTCAGCAAGGGTTTCACGGCGTACCAAATTACGGTTAGGGTTCCCAGAGAAGGGAGTGGGTCAAAAGTAGCTCATACGGCGAACAAGGTTGCCAAATCCTGTTCAACAGCTAAACCAAACCACCCTCACTAATGTAGTGAGGGTGGTTTTTATTACCCTCTGTATCCCTTACTACACCGCGATAATACCCCTGTGCTAGCCTTGGCAAAATTCTGGGGACCACCATGCGACGATGTGAGCTTTGCACCGCTGTTCACGACCCCAACCAACAGCGCTTTATTGTGAGCCATGGCCCACCGATGAGCGAGATAAAATTCAATAGCCGATGCTGCCACTATGCCCGACAGCGGGGGCGGCAGGGCTGCATTAATCCATGCCGGGTTGTAGATCAGCGAGAAACCCTAGAGGGGCGCATGGGGGCGCTAGACGACGCCATTGCGGCCATGCACCCGGAGGTCAGAGAATGCCTAGAGTTTGCCCCGGTGACGCCATGACCCTACCCAAGACCCTTTACTACCTAGCCGACCGCCACGACCGTTTCCGGCTGATGGCCGATGGCACGATCCAATCAGCCCACGATGGTAAGCCCTGGTATTTCCGCAGTGAAGAGGCCGCATTGGCCCATCCTGACTCGGTAGGGCTGCGGGTGTCCTCGGTGCCCACGGTGGAGACGTTGCCCGGCGCCCCCGTGGGGACGCGCCTCGAGGATGCGGTGGATGCCCAGCAGGTCTATCAGGCGGCGGGCGTGGCTGTGCGATAGATGCGTGATTGAGTGTGTGATAGCCCCTCCGCCCGAGGGGCTTTTTTGTTGGGTCATTAAAACGTGCTGCAACCTTGATTAGCCCGTCACACTCAAGCGCGTATATTAAGGAGGTAGGCAACGATGACAACGACATGAACTGCCCCCACTGCAATAGACCCATGGTTCGCAACGGAAGAACGTCAAGCTATGCCCAGCGCTGGCGATGCAAGCCCTGCGGAAAAACCGTGACCGACTCTCAGTCTTCCCACGGCGGGCACCGCCACGGCGCACCAGGTGGCACCCCCGACGCTGAACGCCAACGACGCAGCCGAGCAGTCAACAGAATCCTGCGTAACATTAAACGCCAACAGCAAAAAGATAATTCAGAAAACGCTTGACACGTCACGGTCAAGTGTGGCATATTGATTTACATGAGGCAACCAACCTCACCACCCAATCAACAAGGAAACACCATGACCGCATACGCATCATTCGGGGGAACCTTTACCCCTAGCCCCGATTTCAACGCTACCGAGGAGGCTTGCTACGAGGCAGGCCGTCGCTGGGCACAACAGGGCCACACCAAGCTCCCCGTCCATGCCCCCATCGCAGGGCGCGACATTCAGATCGTGCGCTCCTCGCACGAATGGGCCAAGGCGTTTGTCAGCGGGTGGCGGGCCGCTGGCAAGGGTACTCGCCCGGTTCTGTAGCCCAGCCCGCACCACTGCCCCTCAAAAGCCCGCTGACCAGCCCCGCCCCACGGTGGGGCTTTTTGCTGCCCAGTCAGTCAGCGCCAACACCACTGGCCGATCTGCGGAAAACTGACTGTGTACTGTATACAATGCGCTCTTTATAGATATAGATAAATAACTCTTAGTAGATATATTTACTTCCATCTTTGGATTAGAGGGAAGCTATCTCAGTCAATAATCCAAGTCAGTAAAACCAGTCAGTAACTACTGACTAATGGAAAGCCTTATATATCAAGGGTTCTAGGAGAATTGTCAGCAGACCAGTCAGTGTCAGTCAGTGTCAGTCAGTAAGGCTCTGACTGGTGAAAAACCTTATATATCAAGGGTTTGAGTAGGACGAGTCAGTAAGTCAGTGAAAATTGAGGTATCGCGATTATTTTTATAGGTAGTACATTTTTATCCTTTAGGGCATTTCAGGGAGGAATATTTTAAATATCTATATAAGGATTTCACTGACTTGCTGACTGGTGTACCCTAAAGCCTTGTATATCAATGGTTTTGGCCAGTCAGTAGGCTATTGACTGGTACTGACTGGCGCTGACAAATCACTGACTGGGATTATTGACGTTGCTCAAAACCCTTGCGCGGTGGCGGTTCTGGCGTTTTGTCAGCCAGTCAGTGAACACTGACTCATTGGCAGTGGAGGCTATGGGTGGCCTTGGTAAGATGGTGGGGTGAGTTTTGTAGAGTCATGGCCCTCTTCCCGCTTGGCCTAAAAGGAAATCTCAGCCCGCTGGGTTTAAACCCTTCCTCCCGTCGTGTTGAGCGGCCCCCGCTGTGGGTGCATACGCTCAATGCCGCCACGCATCGTCTGTCGTTGGAGCGGCTAGCGATGCCATCTCCTGGGCTTAGCGTGTTGCCCCATGCTGTGATTCTGCATCCCTCAGAGCCCTTGCTCGGCCTAACCACCGCTACCCATTCCATGAGGCTTTACCGAAGTGAACCAGGAAACGACGACCCTTGTTGAACCAGGGACGGCCATCATCTACACGGGCGAGTTCCGCGATGAGGATGAAGTTCTTACCGACCCAGAGAAGGTCGGGTTTGCCTTGATCAACCCCAATGGGCAGCAAAGCAACTTTGTCTATGGCACTAACGCTGAAGTGACCAAGACGGCCACGGGGGTCTATCGGTTTACCATCGTGCCCCAAACAACCGGGGAATACGAGGTACAAGCGGTAGGCAGCGGCGTGGTGTGGGCCACGGGACGCCGCAAGTTTAGGGTGGGGCAGACCCGGTTTACCCCTGGCTGGCTGAATTAGCGCATTTCGCAAAGCCTAAATCAACGTCGTTCCCCCGTGGCACCGTGGGATGAGCGTTGAGGATGCCATGGCGATCACCGTTGCCCAATTCAAGACGGCCTACCCAGACTTTGACGGGTTCACTGAGGGCCAAATCTCAGAAGCCCTTGCCATTGCTGAGCTTCAATGCCCTGCAACGGTGTGGGATGTGGCCACGATACGGGAACGAGGGGTAAAGTTGTTGACGGCGCATACCCTTGAGTGTCAGCGGCTACAGCAGGCGATGAGTGCAGCAACGGCTCAGAGTGTGGCGCAAGGGCAAGCCAGTGTAAATGCCCCCGGTGGAGAGGATGACCTTTCCCAGACCTTGTACGGACAGCAGTTTAAGCGCTTGCGCCGGACATTGCCTAAACGTTTAGGGTTTGCGTTCTAATGGCCATCAACCTCACCGCCCTATTCCAGTCATCCAGGGACGCCGCTGCCCACCATGCCAGTAGCTATGGCTTGCCGACTAACCGCGTGCTAACCATTGGCGACCGCACCGAGGGCTTTTCCTGGCTGACCATCTGCCCTAACCCAGCGATTGATCTGATTTCCCCTCGACTGGTGCAGCGGTACGAGGGCATTCAGGGGGTAGAGGTCGAGCTTGACGATCTCCAAGTGCAGGGGATTAGCAAAGCCTACGCCCTCGACCAAATCCACGGCAGGGGCAAATTCTATGTGGTGGGGCTAACGGCAGACCAACTATCGGCCTTGGTTTCAGAACGGCTAGACCAAGGGTTGATTGAATCGTTTGGAGGCATCCTCTGCGACCTGGTGCCGGGAGTGGAGGTGGAAGAACAGAGTCAACTGCATTGGTCAATGGTGTTGAGACGACGGGGGCGTTCTTAGTGGCCATCCTCCCCACCCTTTACCAACGCCGACAGCAGGGGCAAGCCCGGTTGAAGGTATACCAAGCCCTGGCCCGCCACGGGTTTACCGATGGCATCCAACAGGTGTCATTCCAGGCAGAGCAACTGGGGGCTGAGCGCTGGTTTCGGGGTTGGTTCAAGGGGCTAGATGGGGTGGTCTACGGCTTTGAATGGCGAGGGAATACCTTGTCCTATCGTCAGATCGGTGCGGTACAGCCGATGTTGGCCCATAGCCTGACGGTGCCTAACCCTGGGAAGCTTACCCGACGGCTTTCTAGCGAGAAACGGGCGCAGCACCAAGCCATGGTGAATGACCGGGCTACATTTTCCTGTGGGTTGGGGCGTTGCCCCCGCAATCGACTGTGTAGGGTGACGGGGCCGGTGCTGGAAAGGGAATTGAGGTCATTGGCAGGGTTGTTTAGCTAATTCCGCAAACTGTCGCCTATCGTGCCTTAGCCCTGTCACTGTAGCAACGTGATCACACCACTTGTTTTAGGGGTTCCCCATGAGTATTGCTGACTTAACCTATACCGCTATTACCACGTCCACGTCCTCGGTGTCGTTGGAGGTCGAAGCCCGTGTGGTGCCCATTGCCGGGGGTGCCAATGTACGGGTAGAGCACTGGGTAAATTTGGATGCGACCAGCGAACCACAGGTAGAGACCATCACCGTTTCTCAGGCTAACCTGCCCGTGGCTGATGCCCATTACCAGGTGAGCATTGATGGCCCCACGGGGGCGGCGCGGGTTTTTTCCTGGTTCTTTGATTCCAGCGAGACCCCGACCGAAGATGATGTAGCGGCTGCCCTGGCTGAATTGATTAACCTACACCCTGACGTAATGGCGGTACAGGGTGGAACAGGCGTAGAAAATACCGTGGTTGTGACGGGTGTTACCCCTGGCACGACGGGCGCGTTTACCTGTACCGTTACCTGCTTGTCTTTGTCAAATGGCAGTGCAGTATCGAATGCCATTTCTCGAACGACGACGACCGCCGCTAGTGGGAGTGGCAAGGTACGCAAGTTGGCGCAGTTGACCATTGCCCCCGACATTGATGCCAACCGGAAGTTTACCGTACAGGCTACCGGGATTTCGTTCTTTGATGGCGCGGCATCGCCTACGGCTGTCAATACCACCAGCGGATCGTTTACCCATCCTCAAACGATGGATGCGATTCGGACGGCTCAGGGTGAGTAATGCTCCCCTCCCTAACCCACATCTACCGTACATGGCTGGAGGTTGACCCCATAGGCGACCTCCAGGGGTTAGCGGTGCCCGTCTATGCCAAGCCCAGCAAAACCAAGTTGGCGGGCCATGTGCTGACGGTAGAGCTTAACCCATGCCCTGAACGGGATGCGCTGCTGAAGGGGCGACGGTGGGAGGTATCGGGAATGCCCTTTGTGGGGATGTTTGAAGCCGTGGGTGGGCCTGGGTTGCTCACCCTACGGCCATCGGGCACGGGCTATACCCTAGAAGCGGCAGACCTGACCAGCGCAACGATTGTGGCCTACTCCCTGCCTAAGAGCGTAGATGGGCAACAGGTTCAGGCGACCGAGGCCACGCTGGGCACTGGCCCCAACTCGATCCAGGTGTTTCCTGATGTGGGCAAGGGGGCCACCGCAAAGTGTAGCCCCGACCTATACGACCGTGCGCTAAGGGTAAGGGTGCAGTACGGCCAAGCCATTGTGACCACAGAGGAACCGCTAGGGCCAGTCACCGCCCATTTGTTGGCACGGCGGGGGGATGATGTGGTCTATGTGAGGTTGGCGGGCTGTGAGTGTGCAGCGGTGGCTAAGGTGCTGTCGCTGACCTGTGACCCGGATCGGGTGTTGGTGGAAGTTTTGAATATGGAGGCTTAACGATGTCTACGGTTTCTTTGGCGCTTCGGTATGGGCTACGGCTAGATGCTTCTGAAGCCTTTATCCAAGGGTATGTGGATGGAATGCGCCTCGACCAGCGTGGTCAGGGGGTGGCTTGTGGTAAGGGTTGGATTCCCAGGAGCAAGAAGTGCTCGCGGGATAAGGCGACGGCTACACCCAAAGAAGCTAAGGCACGGACGGCTGAGAAGGCTAGAGAACGGGCGAAGCTCAAGGGCGAGGTTAAGGCGGCGAAAGGGCAGAAGCCACGGGATAAGGAAAAGCCAGAGCCTAAGCAAGATCCGGCTAAGCTTCAGAAGGTCAATACTGAGTTTTCTAGGCGAGTTACGGACGTTGCCACGGAATATCTAAAGGAAGCCAATAACGCTAAGCCCCGTCAAGGCGAAATCGCTATAGGTGCCCGTCATGTTGAATTAGAGTCGATGGGTGATTCCTTGCTGACCTTTTCCCGTACATTGGCCGAGACGGGGGATGTTGGCAAGGCGGAAGCTGCGGGTATGGAAGTGGCTAATTCGTGGGCTAAGAATTGGCAACGAAACGTCAAGGGCACCATGAGCGCATCAGGAGGCCCGAAAGGGAATCCTAGGTCTGCTGCATTTCAGGTGGAGAAAGCGGCAAGACTGGCCCGTGAATCTCAAAAATCTGGCAAAGCTTTTTCGATGCCGTCTGATATTCAGGGGTCTGAGCGTGTCGGCATGGAAAATCGGGCTAAACGGCAATCAAAACAACAACCAGGAAAAACCCGATCAAAAACAACGTCACAAGAGGAATTTGATAAGAAATACAAAGAAGAACGGAAACAACGGAGGACAGCCACCAAGAAAGCAACATCAGGGCTTTCAAATCCAAAGCCAGCCGATCCTGAAAAAATGGAAAAGTTTTCTGACGCCTTCCTGCCAAAAAGGATGACGGCAATGACTCTTAGTTCCAAGGCAGGAATGGAAGAACGCAGGCAATTTTTTCAAGACGCCATGGAAGGAAAGAAATTCAAATCCCAAGAAATTGAGATTGTTGGCCTTAATGGCAGTCAAAAAGTTAACGCCAAGGTTGAGGGAGATTTGGCGATTGTTCCGCTAAAAGATATCAACTTAAACCCGAATGCTGCTGGGAAGAGAACGGGTTATAGCATCACCCATATTCCATCGGGAATGCAAATTACGGCATCAAGTAACGGCAAAGAGGCTAGGGCCATCGCATCCGCTTTGCTTGAGTCTGGGATTGACTGGAGTGGGAATCCACAAAAGCTAGCTCGTCAAGAACGTGAATCATTGGCCGATTTCCTGACTTGGACAAAAAATGGCGTAAAGCTTGACTCTAGTGACATCTCCCTAGCAGAAGCTCTTTACGGCTAACCATGCTCCTACTCACCAACGCTAGCCTACCCACCACCCCAGAGCCACCATTGGCGAAGGCACCTTTACTCAGGGTACAAACTATCACCACGCCCCAGGTACGGCCCCCGTTCGCCCTGGTGAGTGCCTACGGGGGCTTTGGGTTGCGCCCTGGGTTTGATGCGGTATCGGTGCCACTGCCAGCCCCAACCTATGCGGGCCGATTGTTCACGGTGCCATTCAGCGAAGCCGAGAACTACACGGTGTCAGCGGTGGCAAGGGTAGCGCTAGGGGGCCAACTCTATACCCTCAAGGCAGACCCTAACGCTATTCCTGGTGTCGTGCCATTGATGGGATGGGCGGATACCCAAGGGCTAAGCCTCTATGCCCCCGTGGGCACCGTGGCGGGCGATGAGGTGACGGTGCAGCTAACGGTAGAGGCCCAAGCCCCGGCCCCCGATAACAACCTGAACTATGCCATTGATCTAGCCGACTTTATTGGGGCCAATACCTTCACCGTGGCGAGGGCAGTGAGTGAAGGACTGAGCTTTACCGCCGCCGCTAACCCTGCCAGTCCCCAGGTCGGGGAATTGGTGCAAGTTGGCGACATTGTGACGCTGTACGGCAGCACAACCTACCGCCCCCGGTCGTTCCAATCGGTGCAGATCGAGGGCGTTTGGCAAGGGTCATTACCAGAGATGACCGGGGTGCTGGTGTCGTTCGACCTGTCGGCCATCAGCGGCGAAGTGGTGGATGAACTGACCTATCTCGGCATTGTGTGTCGGCCTGCGAGGGATGTTTTTGCCGTGCAGGTCGGGGATCTGCTAGCGACCCGAAACATTGCGACCGTGTGTGTGCCCTATGCCCGTGCGCTATGGGTACGAGGGACGGGGGCTGATGGTGGCACCGGGGTTAGTGCATTGGGTGAATTGTCGTATCTGTCGGGGCTAGGTTAGCGGATTTCGCAAAATAGAGGGTATAGGTGAGGTAGGGTGACAGGATTGGAATTAATGAGTTCAACTTGGCAGCATGGCCTTATCCCATCACCTTCTAGCGCTTCAGTATGACCTTAGGTTGGACGCTTCCCCGGAGTTCATCCAAGGGTATGCTGACGGGATGCGTCTAGACCAACGAGGCCAAGGCGTTGCTTGTGGTCGGGGTTGGATTCCCAGGACGAAGAAATGCAGCCGGGATAAGGCTTCGCAGACCAGTAAAGAGGCCAAGGCGAAGACAGTAGAGAAAGCGAAAGAACGGGCGAAGTTAAAGAGTGAGGTTAAGGCTGCGAAGGGACAGAAACCTTATGTGAAGCCTAAGCCCGTTGAAACAAAGCCTAAAAGACCAGCTAAGACAAAGCGCATAACCCTAAAAGAATCGCTAGAAACCCCTCCAGAAAAGCGACCCAAGATCACTCGCATCGCTGACTCATTTAAAGAAAATGACGCGCCATACCTCATTGAAGAAGGGCCATTTGGAGACCGCAAGGTTTACGCGGAAGATGCCTATAGCGATAACTACATGATTCGCAGCCAAAATAGCGGCCAACTGGCCCGATACTATGCCGTGATGTCGGACGGTACAACACAGGGGCTTGATTCTGCTTTTTTGTTGTCTCAGCCGGAAAGCTATAATCGGCTCAAGAAGTCGCTTGCCCGTGGGGATATCCAGGGGGCCGCTAGGCAATTCTGGGAGAATGCGGGGGAAGAAGAGCGCAAGGCTATCGCCAATAGTGAAGATAGCCTAGAAACCTTCAAGAAATCCCTGTCGATGGGAGAGAGACAACCCGTATCCGTCACGAATGCCGTCTATGCCCCCGATGGCAAGGCGGAGTTCCATCGAATGATGGTCGGGTTTGATGACGGTTCCTTTGAGTCCCCTAAAGATATTGGCATTGCTCGGCAAAACGCGGCAACAGGTAAGCCTAGTCGTACCGATCTGGGCATGGTGGCTGAACAGGTAGCCGCCAACAATGGGGCGTTTTACACCAGAGACATGATGGAATACATCAACCCCGATGCCCTCGCCCAACATGGCGGATTAGAGAGAATCCCCGATGTAACGGTGACATCAGCCTACTTCGGGCGAGAGGTGACTGAAAAAATGAGAAGGACTCGTTCATAACCCCATGCCCATCCTCACCCGCACCAGCTTTACCCATAGCCCTCTGGTCTTCGATGCACCCAGGCTCCCCTACCCGATGATGGCGGGGGAGATTAGCTACAGCGACAGCATGACCAGCGAACCCACGGCAACGTTGGTCTATACGGGGGTATCCAGCGGGACTATTGCTGAGATTGAACGGGCCTACCCCATGGGTCAGCGCATCTTCCTTTACGGTGTGCCCATGGAGGTCAATAATCGCAGCTACAGCCAAGATTCGGTGAAGGTGGATCGGGTGGGGTGGCTCGACAGCTACACCGTCACCATATCCCTACAGTTTTTGAGCATTGTTTTGCAGGCCAAAGCCCGGTATGGCAGTGGTACCTCTGGACGGGTCACGCCAGGGCAAAGTAGCCGACCCAAGTGGCAAGAAAAGCTCGAAGAACTGGGCAATGAAGCCGACCTGAAGGGGTTCCTAGCCTACTCCGATGGATTGCGGGTAAAGGCGCTAGGGTTTGGTAGTACATGGAAATTCACCCGTGAGCAGGTGATCGAGGTGGGGGGCAGTTCTGTGGCGTTGCCCTCGGAAGGCTACAACAAAGCACCGCTGACCTGGGGAACAGACGGAGCCAAAACGCCCTCACCTAATGCGCCTCTGACCCCCAAAAAGCCGGAAAGATTGACGCTGACCGAAGGCGACACGAACCCTGAGAAGCCACCCGATAATGATGCTCAGCTTTGGCTTTCGGATGAGGCCCAGTCAGCGGAAGCCAAAAAGCTGAGAGACATGAGCAGCAATTTCGACCAGTCTGGGCCAACCAAATTTAAGAGAGTTGTTACAACGGTAGACGGGACACCGGAGTCAGAATCCTATGAACTCTGGGGCTACGTTTACCGATACATCGACATCTTTGATGAGGATGGATACCCCCGCAAACCTTCAGAATATAAACCCGCCGATTTCTGGCGCAAGGTAGAAGAACGAACGACGACACACACCTACTCTAACCTCGACAACTTCACCGGGATTGCCATTACCATCACTGACTCGTCCGACCCGAAGCGTGAACGGCGGCTAAAAGCCCTTGTTCATCCCGATTTTCAGCGGTTTGTGTCGGGCGGCCCCATTGTTTCAAGTACTAGCATCAAATCTGAAACACAGTATCTTTTAGGATCTGTCACCAAAGGGCGCAAGCTAACCCGATTGGTGCAAGAATCCGACGCAAGGAACACCCTCGACCCCACCGATCCATGGGTTGAGGCTGAATTATTTGAACCCACCTGGACGCCCTACGAAGACCGCACGGCCTACCTATTGAAGCCCTCACGAGGTACCTTTACCCCAGAGGATGAGCAACTGCCCTTCAGGGTAGAATTTGCGGCCTACGATAGCCTAGAGCCACGCATCCAGGAATTAGTAGAAGAGTCCGTGACCACCAGCACCGGACAGGTCGCTATTCTGTATCCTGACCCCAATTTTGTTGAACCATTATGGATCGCGGAAGAGGGGCGGCAAGCGAATAGCTACCGCTGGGCACCTGACCCAGAGGCCGACGTAGACATTGCACCCGACCCAGACGATCCACCGAAACCCCCAGAACACTTTCAGACGGGGGAAGAATCGGAGACACGCATCAAACGCACCCCTACCAAGCCAGAGGAGGGACGCTACACCGAAACAACCCGGCAGTATAGCTCCCAAGACCCTCAGTTTATTGCCGTGGCCGAGCAAACCACCTTCAAGGAAATGCAGGGTACGCCGCCCTCGCCCACGGTGCGCCGAAATCAGTTTGAGCCAGAGGAGCTTGACACCAAACAGAAGCCCGACACCACCACCATTACCCTCGTCACCACGCCAGACGTGGCCGACCGCTACGCAGAAGGCGAGGGCAGCATTAATATTCCAGGGGCTAAGACATTGAGCGAGGCTAAGGCAGGGTTGCGGGTGCGTCTGCGTCGGTCTGGGCTGCAAAATACCCAGGCCCAATACAAAGTGCATGGCTTTTACCCAAATATGAAACCGGGGGATACCGTGGCGATTGAGGGAGATCGGCACCGACACTTGGGGCAATGGCTGATTACCCAACTCAGTTGGAAGTTGACCTTTGATGGCAACATAGCCGACCTGGGAACGCCCACGGTAAGCTGCGAGGGCATGAGCCTATCGCTAGGGCTAGACCGTCCTCGACCTATACGCTACGACACCCGCCCTAGTTCTGCCCAAGGGGGAAGCCCTACGGTAGCAGGACGGGTAACGGGTACGACTGGAACGGCCCTCGGTCGCATTCTCAAGCCATTGCCTAATCGGAGGAACTTCTAATGAGCGACCAAGACAAACGCCTAGCCCGCAAGCTGCTAACCTTGATAGACCGCAGCGGCCCCCAGGTGTCACAGAATGGCAACCGATTGGTGATTCAGCAGGGCAACCAAACCATCACCGTGCAGCTAGGGCAGACCGTACAACAATCCGGGTCTACCCCTCGATTCCGATGAGCCAGCAAGACGACGAACGCATTGCCAGAAAGCTACTCGATTTAGGTTCCCGCAGTGACCGGGTACAGATTCGCAATGGGATGACGTACCTCGATGGCTACGCCCTTGGCAATGGCACGGTTGAAATTCGTAGCCAGGTGGCACGGGATAGGCGGCGGCGAGAACCAGTCGTTATTGAGGGCTATGCAGCGGCCATCCTTTACGAGGTGGTCAATGGCACTAACTCTGAAGTGTGGCTGCAAGATGACGGGGGCACACCTGTGCTAATTACCACCCTGCCACGGCGGATAACCCTAGGCTGGACAAGCACGAGGCTAAGCTCAGCAAGCCCCCCGTCACTTTTGGGCTACATCATAAGGCAATCTTTAGACGCAGTTATTTTAGATCCTAAGGATGCGGCAGACGTTATCAATAGTGGCTTTGTTGACAAGGAAAACCTGCAAATCACCTCAACCCTTGAAAATGGATCATCTAGTGTCGTAGCACAAAACACAGATGCGACATTGGGTATCAATCTATTTAACCTACCTTTAGGGACGGGTGTAGACAATTTTGCCTATTATGGCCCTAATTTTGCCCCTACATTTCAACACTTGTACAGCCGATTGCTACACGTTAGTGACGCTAGCTCAATCACATTAAACTCAATGTCTAACCAAGTATCTGTTTTTTTGCAGCGTCGCAGGGATAATACATTTGTCTATCTTCGCCACAACCCCTATCACAGCCCTGGCACGCCTGCCCCAGACCGTACCGACGGTGACGTTTGGATGGAGTCTCAGTATTGGGTTAATGGCACCCTTGATATTGATGTGTCGGAGCCTAACCCATTGGATATTACAGGGCACATTGTCGCTGACCCTAAAAGGTTTGTTTACGACATCAGCCCAGAAGACCCCATGCTGTCAGGGATTGGCAAACGTATCTTCCAAGGCCGAAACGTTGTCAAACAAAATCCCTACGAGGGTTATTCAACTTTTTTCTTTACAGATCTCTTCTTGACAGAAGGAGGAGTGGTGAAAAACTTTGCTTTTAGCAAGGAATATGTGACAGTCGATGCTAACGGCGACCCTAGTTTCTTTTCCGAATCATTGAGTTCTGATTTTCAAGGTGCCCCCGCCAATGCCCGCCAAGTCCTATCGGTCGCCATCTACCCACGGGGCTAGCCTTTAGCGGATTCCGCAAACTCCCGACCAACTAAGGCCATCCTCGGCATACTGAGCATGACCCCATTGCGGCCTACCCATGCCCAGATACCAATATGCAGCGGCCCCATCCAATCCCCCGGCACTCACTACGGGCATCATTGCCGGGAATATCACCACACGGGCGGGCACCTATTCGTTCTGGCTACAAACTCAATCCCGTGGCGGGTTCTCTCTCGTTTCAACCCGTGTAGAGGCCACTATCGCCAGCGGATCGGGTTTACGCCTCACCATTCCATCAACTGTCCTACCATACCCGTCAGGGGGAGTGGATATTCGTTCCTACAGCATCCTTTGCAGCGCTGACACTAACCCCCTTAATGCCGTCATCATTGCGGCTAAACCTGGCATCGACACCGACGGAACGACGGTATTGCCCCCGCCCTTTACCATCGACCTCACCGAGAACGAACACATCAATCTCACCTCCCTAACCGTCGCCAGCAGTGCCAACCTACCCACGGGGGCAAACAGGATCAACGGGATACGCCGCTCTATCGACGACCTCGACGGGGCGATCTACGAATGGAGCGCTGCATCTACAGCCTGGGTCGTGGCTATCCCTCAGGTATTCAGCGGCTACACCACCAGCCTTGAGGGGACGTTAGGGGCCAGCCAAAGTCTATCGGCCATCACAGACCTAAGCGCCATCATCTACCCCAGCTATGCCCTTTCTGGGGACTCAGAACCCATCAAATACTGGCTAACCAACAACGACGCTAGCCCCGTTGCTCAGGGGACTCGTGTGGGCCTCACCGTTTCGGCAGATATTGGCGGCATCGACACTGACCTAACGAACCTGGCGGGCATCATTGGCGGCATCGAGCTAGCCTTTCTAGGGTTTGTCAACGTCTCTACTGGGGTATTAGACACCACAGGTAGCGGTGGTGTGGGCACCATGGCGGGTATTGGGGAATCCGTGACCTATACCGGGGATGGTGACACGGGGCTTATCCTGCAAAAGGCGTTGCCCGCTGGCTCGGCCTACGTGGTGAGCATTCGCGCCAACCTTGATGTAGCCACGCTGACCACCCAGATCCCCGACGGCACCGTTCTGAGGATTACCCCATCCTTCTTTGCTGAGAATGCTACCCCCAACAATGCCGCTGCCATCACGGGGTCGGTCATCTTGGGAGAGTACGACCGTCGCCGCCTAGTCCCTACTAGGACGCTGAACCCTTTGTCCTTAAATGGGTCAGGCATCCTTCAGTTACCCCTAAACAAGGGGTTCAGTTTTACCAATGTGGGGGAACAATCAGTAACGGGACTGCTGGCCAACACGGCCAACCAAAACGTGGTCATCAATGCCAGTGGCGATTGCCTGGTGTCTAGCACCGTGCCTGATTATGCCCCATTGAGGGCCATTGTGGGCACCGTAGACGGACAAGGCAAGGCCACGGCATGGAGCGCCCCCGTCACCCTCTCCAACGCCCTTTATGCCCAAGTCACCGTCACCTACCCCACGGCAATCCGCCTCGACTATGACGACGCAATTGCAGGTAGCACCCTAGGCCAATTTAATGCGGATACGGTACGGGTTTACGTTAGACCCACCGGGGGCGGCAATGCGATCTACTGGGATTTCCCCGTTACCCAAGGCAACGCCTCTGATGTCTTCACCGTGGGGGCTGTGTCTGGTGTGGATAGCGGGGGCACTGAACCCCCGGCAAGGCCCAATGATCGCTTTGGGCTATACGAGCCCGCCGACGATAGCTTTGTCCCGGTACCCACCGCAGGTAGTTCGGTCTTCACTTCCCAGAACTATGAAGTCGCCATAGCCTTTCGGTTTGATAGCACCGTCACCAGTATTGACCATCGCACCACGTCGGGCTGCATCACTGAAGTAGACGGCAACCTAGCCGACCTGTTTCAACTGCTGACTTACCTAGGCCGTCCGGTCGATACGGTTTGGGATTTGCAGAGCCTTGGCCCTAGTGACCGTACCACCTACAAAGAAGTCTTTTGCGCAGCCGAAGGGAATCCCTACCGTTGGCAGGCGGCTGAGACTGTCACCGAAGACGCTGATTACCTGTTTTCCACAACCACAACACCAGGGCCAGCATCGGGGCAAGTCCGGGTCAACAATGCCACCCTGGCCAGCGTCACCACGGTTTACCTCTCCGAAACCAACAGCGCTAGTACATCGGTGGCGACACTGTTAGATGCCCTTGCGGCAAACCAGACTTTGAGGCTGCAATCGGTCTCCACAGAAGCGACCTATGCCGAGTACATCATCAGCGCGGTGGCAGATAGCGGAGCCTACCGCACGGTCACCGTGACCTACTCTAGTGGCAACGGCACCTTAGCCAATGGTGCGGCCATCGTGGCGAGTTGGGGGACTCAATTTGTTCGCCCATTCGATATCGCCTATCCCAGTGCAGGGCGTTGGGTCAAGGATGACTCCGATCAAATCCTAGTGCTTCAGGCGGCACCTACGGCGGCAACGGGGGAAACAGGGGATTTGGCGGTAATGGCGAATGATGCTCTTACCACCTATGGCGATGTCCTCAAAAAGAGCAGTGCCACCACTTGGTCAACGCTGTTTAATTTTTTGCCCTACTCCCTGACCACCGCTAGCTTTACCCAGCCTTCTATCGGGGCTAACGTCACCGTCAACGTTCGTAACTCGCGGATCTTCCCGGCAGTGGCGACGGTGTTTGTGGAGGGGGGCGGGGCTTATACCGTGGTTAGCAAGCCCTCATCGACATCCCTCTCCCTGCAAAATACTGGGGCCACGGGCAATGCTTCGCCAGGGGCGACCGTGGCCAGTGGCAGTAAAACCTACATTGCGGGCCGACCGGGGGAACAGGGGCCAGCGGGAAATACCATTCTGAGCGGAAACGGTGCCCCTAGCGGTGGAACGGGGGTGAACGGTGACTTCTACCTTGATACCACCGCAGATGCCCTCTATGGCCCAAAAACTGGGGGCGCATGGGGAAGCCCGACCTCGTTGATCGGGCCGCAAGGGACGACGGGTGCAGCGGGGGCCGATGGTAGCACCATCCTAAGCGGAAGCGGAGCCCCTGGAGGTGGGACAGGTGCCGACGGGGATTTCTACATTGACACTACAGCCAACGCCATCTACGGCCCCAAGGTTGGCGGTTCATGGGGTAGCCCAACCTCGCTAATTGGCCCCACGGGTGCATCCGGGTCAGTCTCCGCTGCCTCTGGCCTCACCCTAGAGCATATCGCCACCCCATCGGCCCCTGCGGCGGGGAATACTATTGTCTACGCAAAATCGGACAACCTGCTTTACTACCGACCGTCCGGGGGTAGTGAGACTCAGATAGGCACAGGTAGCGGGGTATCTGATGGGGACAAGGGCGATATTACTGTGTCTAGTGCCGGGGCAACCTGGACAATCGACACGGGGGCTGTAACGGCGGCAAAGCTAGCAAGCACCGCTGTTTCGGCGGGTAGCTATACCAACACCAACCTAACCGTGGACGCCCAAGGGCGCATCACCGCTGCATCCAACGGCACCCGAACAGGGATAGTGCGCGAACTGTGGATCGGGGCCGGGGCGATGACGCCCAGGACGACCAACGGCGCAGCGGTGGCGACGGTGGAGACTGCCACCAATGACATCACCTACGATGTTTTGGACTTTGACCAAACCACCAGCGAGGCCGCGTGTTTTCAGCTATCCCTGCCTCAGGCGTGGAATGGGGGCACGGTAAAGGCCAAATTCTATTGGACAGCAGCGGCGGGTACAGGCACCGTTACCTGGGCACTGGAGGCTGGCAGTTTGGCCGATGACGACGCCCTAGACACGGCCTACGGGACACCTCAGAGCGTGACCGATACCCTGATCGCTACGGGGGATTTGCACGTCACCGCATCCACAGCGGCCATCACCATTGCGGGCACCCCTGCGGTAGATGACTGGCTGTATTTTGAGGTGTTCCGGGATGTGGCCGACACCCTAACCGCTGATGCGCGGCTGATTGGAATCAGGCTTCAATACACCGAAACAGCGACGGAGCCAACAGCATGGTAAACCCCTATTTGATGCACCGACGGAAAGCGTTTCGGGGTGGTGGTGAGACTGACCCTAATTGGAGTAATGTCAACTTACTTCTAAGTTTTGAGGGTGCGAATAACAGCACTACCTTTACTGACTCAAGCGCATTTTCTAGAACAGTTAATGTAGTTTCTACAACCCCGGTAATTACAACCACAACCCCTCTAAGAGGTACAAGCTCAGGATTGTTTAGCGGTTCTGGTGGGAACCTGTCTATCCCTCATTTTGGACTAAGAAACGAAAGCTTTACAATTGAAGCTTTTATACGCCCAGACAATGTAACGGGAAATAAGATTATCTATACCAGTTATGGAAACAGTAGTGCCACCCAGATTGGATCTTTTATTTTATTTGTCCAGGGAAACAAATTATCTGCCAGTAGATCCGGAACTAATTTTCTAAATTCCACCACATCTTTGGTTGCAAATACTACTTATTATGTAGCATTTACTTATAATCACTCGACAGGAATATGGGCTATCTATATAGATGGCAACCTTGAAAACTCAGGGACTAATGGTGGGTTGATTAATTCCAGTCCATTTGCAAATCAAATTGGAGGGTCTTCTACTATAAATCCCTCCTGGCAATTTGCAGGGAGAATAGACGATATTAGGGTAACACGCGGCGTTGTTAGGGCAATATCAGGCATTCCCTCAGATCCTTACCCAACAAATTGATAATCACTATCCTGGCTGTTGGTGATTGCAGTGGATCGGCCTGTGCAAAAGTTTCGTCGTTCACTCAGAAAAGCAATGCCCCCAACACCATAGGCATCGGGGCATTGCAGAGAGGGGTTACGATTCGTCTGACGATTCAAACAGCGACCACTTGCCCTTGTGCTGAAAGAAGATCCACCATCGATCTCCCTCATCTATCCGAAGGAACCATTCGCCGCCGCCCATGTCCTCAATATGAACCGAGGCACCATTAGCCACGATTTCATCAATGGAGTTGTCAGGGTTGCGGCGAATTTCCATGTCGTTCTAATTTCCTGAGTCAACTGTTCACGGGTTTGGGCATAAGCATACAGCGTTAGGCGTGGTTCTTCGACAACATAAAGCTGTTGGCTTTCCTTGTTTAATTCAGGTTGCAAGAAAATCGGTTGACTAAATCGAAAAATGCGATTGTGCCATGTCACCGTTTTCAGGCAAAGAGGTAACAAGTTAATCATGCTGTGCCTCTGTCAATTAAAATCATTTGCCCACGGTAAAAGTTAAACAAGCACCATTGATTTCCTTTTGAAAGCTTCAGATGCCATACACCCCCACACATCTTCTCAAGGTGAAGCATGGTTTGGCTGTCTACGACTTCATCAATCAATTCGTCTGTGCGGGGGCGAATGTCCATTAGCGCTTTTTCTCCGGCATCATGCACTTATCCGAGTCGCAACCAGCGGGGCCAGCCTCGACTAATTCTCCGGCATCGTACCGGGCCAAAGCTTGGTGGAAATCATCAGTCGCCCGCCGTTCTAGCACCGCCGCTGACAGCGTATCATAGGTGGCCTTGTCGATGGGCTCAAAGGGCAATCGGGGAAACGTCTGGAGGTCATCGAAGCGGGCTAGGAGGGCCGCTGAAATATAGCCCTCGTCGTTTTCGATGGCGTTGTGGATTAGCTCAGCTAGTTCCTCAATTTCGCCCTCGCGCATTTCCAAGGTACTAGAAACGTTATGGGTCGCATAGTGCTTCTGCACCTGCATGTAGAAATCAAACTGTGCCGCCACACTGAATCGCTCGATGTGGATGGCATCGGCACCCGGCAGGTTAGCCCAGGGCACCTCTACCGGAATCTCTACCAGCCACTCGGTACAACGGGGGTCGAAGGGATCGTTGAGTAGGTTGCCGTCATCGTCTTTGTCGGACTGCGAGGGCACCACGGTATAGCCATAGTCGATGCAGGCCAGGGCCACGGGGTCGCCCTTGCGGAAGGTGACGCGCCGGATAAAGCGCTGTGCCTTGGGAGGATGCCAGCCTGGGGATGCCCCGGTTAGCAGGGACTTAGATCCCGCAGGCTGCACGGTGGTGCAACGGTTGGGGCGCTTTAGGCCGTGGCGGTCGCAGTAGTCCCACACGGCTTGGTGAGCGATGTTGCCCCAGCGGGTGAGGTATTCCTGTTCACGCAACCTGAAGTATTCGCTTTGGGCCATAAATTCGGCGTTGGCCTGGCTGAATTTTTCACCAAGGGGAATCCATACGGCATCCTCTCCCAAGCTGCTCCAGTTGCTAGGCCGTCCCGCCTCCCACCAGCGCAGCCAGTCTACGCCAAAGGCATTCACAAAGAAGTCGAATAGCCCGGTAAAGGATACCCCTACGATGGGGTCAAATTCACGGGCTTGTTTATAACGTGGCTCAACAAATTGGTGGTTTAACAACACAGCCACCGATAACCCCGCTGCTGTGAAGGCGTCGTTTTGAGCCTCGAAATCGTGCGGATTGAGTTGATTCAGATGCACCTCAGAAAGGTTACAAAAGAAATCTGCGGAGATTATCTCACCACATGGATTCAGGGCATAGCGCTGCAATCGGTGTTGTAACTCACTTTCAAAGCTAGGGCCATCGGCCATCAATGCCCCTAAATATTCCGCGCCCTTGCCCTCAACATACTGGGCAATAAATTCCCGTTTCTTTTCAGGGGTGTTGAGCAGATCCGCATTGGAGCGGGCGACGGCCTCACCCGCCCATTGAATCGCACCCTCGCCAGAGTAAAACTGCTTCTGCACGGCGGCAGTGCAGTCCTCCAGGCTAGGCTTTTGGTGGAACACACGGGTATGGTTGGCCATCCGCAAGGCATCGCGTTCTGGGTCGATCCGCCAGTTGCCCTCGGCGTCTTGTTGCCAAAGGTCGTCTTTGGCGGTGGCGGCAAGGGCGTCGGTGCTGTCAAATTGACGCATCCCCGCTGATCTTCGGACATTGCCCGCCACCACTACTGACGCCGCCTCATCAATCAGAAGGCAGCATTCTACGGCATTGAGTTTTCGTCCAATGGCCTTATTCAGAATCGCCGCACAACGGCCATAGAGCCCCGGCAGCTTAACTGGATTAGCAATGCCCCCGAAGCCCCGCAGACGTGCCCCGGAAGGGCGTACAGAGGACAGGTCAACAACCACATCAACAGGGCCATCAAAGCGCCCTGCACTGGATAGCTCTAGCAACTTCTGATAAGACTCTGCCCATCCTTGGCGACTATCGCCCACCTGGATGATGACGCGATTGCCATTGATGGCCAATACCGTACTATCGTGCTTTTCCTCAGGTCGGGCGCTACCAATCTCCCCATCAACCACCACGTTCAGCCGATTGCGAATCACGGGCAACTGGCTGATATACCGATCTTCAAGCACGGCCCCGGTGCCACAGCCTTGCATGGCCAAATCCATCATCAAGCCAAAGGCACGCCAGTCTAGTACGTTCGTGCTTGTGCAGTTATAGCTACCCGAAAAGTTCTCAGGTTTCTTGCTCCAGTCAGTTCCGCCGACCCATAGCCACCGACCGGAGGGCAAGGCAACAACCTGGCGCTGCATCCGGGCCAGCAGTGCGGTTTCGTCGTCATTCAGCGCCCCCAGTTCTTTGAGTCCCGCCACAGTGCGGCGGCAGACCTGTTCCCAGGATTCGCGTTGGCCCTCGTCGGTGACGCGGCTATAGGTGCGGTAGAACAGCGGATACGCCACGGGGGCGCTAGCGGGAAAGTCAATTTGTCTTTGTTGACTCACAACCATTGGTTGGGGTTGGGGTGGTAAACAACCTCTTTATCCTACCCCGCTAGGCCGTGGCAGTCAGTCAGTGAATCCCTGTCCAACTCATTGACCAGAGGCATCACTATCAATCCTTATTGTGTACCGTATACAACGCCCTTCTATAGCTATAGGTATATAGATCTGATAACCATTTATTTATTGATGGTGATGGGAATGAGAAGTAAAGGGGGATTTGTCAGTAGACCAGTCAGTAAGTGTCAGTGAATAGAATAATCCTTAAAAGTATTGATGTATATAGCTTTCTAGATTTTGTATGGGGATTTGTCAGCAGGCCAGTCAGTACAAGTCAGTAGGCCACTGACTAATGCAAACCCTTGATATATAAGGGTTTGAGGTATCCCAGTCAGCAAGTCAGTAAAAATTGAGATGTTGAGCCAAAAACTATTAGAGTTTTTGGGATCTTTTAGGGGGGGATATTTTAAATATCTATATAAGGATTTCACTGACTTACTGACTCGTCCCCCTCAAAGCCTTGCTGCGTAAGGATTTCTATTGGTCAGTGCTCTACTGACTGGTGCTGACAGTTCACTGACTGGGGTTGCTGACAGAACTCCAAACCCTTTGCGCTTCAATGGTTTTGGGCTTTTGTCAGTTAGTCAGTAAATTACTGACTGGTGCCTTGGTAGGATCTGAACACCAGAGAAGGAACGCAGATGAACCACCATGCCCAGGAAAAACCGCCGTAACAAACGGGGGGCAGTGTCAGTGTCAACGCGAAATGAAATGCTACGCCTGAGGTGGACACACCAGGGGCGACCGTATCAGCTTGCCATTGGCCTACCCGATAGCCCCCTCAACCGCCATCGTGCCGAGATACTAGCCACCGAGATTCAGGCTGATATTGCCCGTGAGCAGTTTGACCCAACGCTAGCCAAATACAAACCCCAGCCAGAGCCGGAGCCAGAGCCACCCCGGCTAACCACCGCCGATCTGTTCGAGCAATTTATCGAGCATCGCAGGGAGGACGGCACCAGCGGCCAAACCATTACCGCTAGCTATAAGCCACTGCTAGGGCATCTACAGCGATGGGGAAAGGACATTGTGACCACCAAAGAGGCAGCGGCCTTTCTCGAACGCCTACGGGCCTCTCAGTCGGGCATTGTGGCGAACCAGAATCTATCGAGGCTGCGAAGTTTTGGTCAATGGGCCATGCAGCGGGGGCACTTAGAGTCCAACCCGTGGACAGACGTGCCACGCATCAAAGCCAGCCGCCAACCCAACCCAAAACGGGCACCGCTAACTGCTGGGCAGATCCGGGCTTTCTTGGATGCCACCAAGGCTGATCCCTGCACCGAGCCCTACCATGATTTTGTAATGACCCTGTTCTACTTGGGGCTGCGAGTTAGCGAGGCAGCGGGCTTGAGGTGGCGACACATTGACCTAGAGCGCGGTGTGGCAACCATTGCTGAAGCCCTCGCCCGAGCCCCCGATGGCAAGGCGGCTGGCTGGGCACGGCAAAGAAAGGGCACCAAGACCAACAAGGTGAGGACACTGACACTGCACGCTGACATGGTGGCGATGCTGAACGCCCGGAGGCCCGCCGGGGCTAAGCCGGACGACTTGATATTTTTAACCCCACGGGGCAACCCGATCAATGATTGCGATTTTTCCCAACGCACATGGAAACGGATCTGCAAAGCGGCGGGCGTTGACCGAGTGCCCTACTCCGCACGGCATAGCCTAGGCAGTCACCTGCTGGAGCAGGGGGCTAGCATCCCTCATGTAGCGGCAGCGACTTGAAAAGCAGAATCCTGAGGTTAGCGACTTTTGTTCGGACTTCAAATTCCCCGGTCGTGGGCAACGGGAAACCCCCGTTACCAATGAAGAGGGGATGTACCAAATCCTCATGCTGTGCCCTGGTAAGCGTGGGGCTGAGTTTCGGCGGTGGGCTGCTGGCATCATTGCCGACCCAGATAAAGCACTTGACCATGCCGTTCGCAAATACAGTCGCTTAGGTTGGTCAGACAAGCAGATTAAGGCACGCCTTGACGGCAAGGTGGCGCGATACCAGCTTACTGACACGCTCAAGAATCACGGCGTTGCTTACCCCCATGAATATGCCCGATGCACCAATGCGGTGAACGTGGGGCTATTTGGGCAGACAGCCAAGCAGCTTCAGGCATCGCGCAAGGTAAAGTCAACTAGGGACGGCCTTGATGAACTGGAGTTAGCCGCCCTAACGTTGGCAGAGATTAAGTCGGGCCGAACGATTGAAGATACCCAGGCTTGGGGGGCCGATCAGTGTGAGGGCATTTGCTCTGACGTAGCCCGCAAGGTTAAGAGAGTGCTAGAAGACTAGGTGAGACCACATAGCCCCGGCATTGACCGGGGCATCGTTGTTTGGAGAGAATCAATGACGGTCTATTTCATCGAAGACGGCGATGCCGTAAAGATTGGCTACACCAAAGATAAAAATCCAGAAAAAAGGCTGAGGGCTTTGCAAACCGCTAACCCTCGCAAACTAAGGCTCTTAGGCTTTATCCCCGGTGGGGTTGAAGTAGAAAGCCGTATTCATTCTGAATTGGCACATCATCGATTAGAAGGGGAATGGTTTGAATTGTGCCGCCCTGTCTTGGATCATGTTGCCCTATTGGTGGGGAACCACAACATAAAGCAAACCAAAAAATCCAGGAAGAAGCCTAAAGGCTTTGCTTCTGTTGATTTACAGAAGGTGCTGACAAAAAAGCAGCAGAGAAAAATCCTCAATAGCAAACCGTCTTTGCTCAGCTTCATTGATACGCCTGACGGAACCATGATGATTCCTACCCTGGCTTTGCGAGACGCCATCAAAAACAATACGCCGCTACAGAGCATTGTCATTCAGTGCAAAGACCCGGTTGGTTTAGAGCAAGACTATAGCGGGGTGCAAATGTGGGTAAAGATCATTGAATCACCAGAAGAATTTTGGGCAATGCCAAGAGAGCAACAGGAGGAAGCCGTTGGATTGATTGTTGCCGATGTTTATCCTCAAATTCGACACGACATCTTGGATATTCTTCAAGACCCAAAGTTTGACAATAGCGAACCAGTGATTCCAGTTGTCAGCCTGATTCACGCTGATAAGCAAAATGGGGTATGTCATCTGTCTGTTACCGCTTATCCATGCAGAAAATATCTGACAGAGCAAAACCAGCAATTAGCTAGAGGTCTTGCTGAGTTCGGAACATTCCCTTTGGCTATTCAATGCGGTCAAGACAGCAACGGGCATGAAAAAATGCTGTTTACACCGATCAGTGATGACGCTATGGATTCACTGGGTTGGCACTAGGTTGTCCCTAACCCCACACAAAAGCCCTGCCATCCACCGATAGCAGGGCTTTTTGTTGGCGTCGGGAAAATGGTCTAGGCGGCAGCTTCATCCCGTGCCAGGTCGCCGCCATCTAGCCGAAACCGAAACGCTGTACGTCGCTTCAGTACAGCCTCTCGCATGGCTGAATTGAACCACCAGATACCGCCCTCGGCTCGGTCGGTGCAGGCAGGGCAACGGCATAGGTCAGCGTCTAGCCCTGGGATAGTTCGGGGGTGAGTGGCGGTGCCTAGGGCTACACCGCAAGGGGTGTTGTGTGCGGTCGGCTGACTGCCAATGGTGACGAGTTCTAGCTCAAGCTGGTGGGGCATCCCAACCATGCGGGTCGGACTTAGGGCTGTGCTGGTTGCCATAGTCGGTGTTCTCCTGTGGGTTGGTGTCTACATGCCAATCGGGTGTGTAGGTCTTGGGCTTGGGTTTCTTGTCGGGCATGGTTAGTTTTCCTCATGGCTATTAGAAACATCCCCTTGTGCCAGCCGTCGCCGCAGGCGCTTGTTAACCAAAACTTTGTTGTACTTTTCCGCCATGGCCTGAACGCCCTCGATCCATGCGTCCCGGTGGGCGTCCCCTGGCTTCAGTCCCATGGCCTCAAACATTTCCAGCGCATCAGCTAGCAACTCAGACGGGACGTTGATCTTAATCTCCTGCAAGTTTGGCTGGGCACTTCGAGGGGCCATGGGACTCTCCATAATCGTTCTCTCCAAATTACGACACATTGGCACTCGCCATATTTTACCCCTATAGCCTCCCTTCTTAGGGGTTGACAGGGGAGATTTTAGCGCTAGGCTATTTCTATAAGCCCGATGAAAGGACGGTGAAAGCTGATGAAAGCTTTTCACGCGCCTGCCACATTCGACAGATTGACCGCACGGCAAGAGCTTTCGCGGATTCGATACCCCGAAAGTAGGCAGGTAATCTCGGAACCCACCCTATGGCGATGGTGCAATCTAGCAGGCATCCCGTCACGGCTCCGAGAGTTAACAGAAAGCCAATGCCACCGATTAGCCCAGGTGGCTTTGTGGAAACGCCAGGGCTACAGCGACGACCAAATTTCATTGTTTTTAGGAGAACCCAATCATGGCAAACAACGGATTCGACCCCAAAGCCAACCCCAAAGCCCAGCCCCAGACAGCGCAAGCCAGTGGGCAAACTTCTTCGGAGGCTAGCAGCACCAAGACGCCTCTTGGCGGCGAAGATGCCGCATATCGGGCTCAGGTGGCGGCTGAGCTTGCCCAGATCCGAACTCAGGTGCAAGAGTCTCTAACCGCCAAGGCTCAGGCTATTCAGAAGATTGGCAATGAATACCAAGCGGCGGCACAGCCATTGGTAAATGACAGCAGTGTGATGCTTGCTGACATTCTGCTAGGTGGCTCTTTTTTCGGGCAAATTGCCCGGAACGTAGGGGAGCTAGTAGCGGCTCACCCGACCGGGCCGAAGACGGGCATCGTCGCGCCGAGCTTGAAGCCAGTGTCCTTCGCGCCATTGCAACAGGGGACGCAGTCGGCTTACTTGACAAGTTCGGACGGAGCCAGCAGTACCGCATCGCACGGCTAATTCTGGCCATGCGCGATGATGCCGCGCACCCATCTAGGGCTATCTGGCGGGCCATCTCGGAGGCATCTAAGGGGTATCTAAAACGGCCCTCGCTAGATGCTCTGCCAGATACTACCAGATACCCCTTAGATGGCCTTAGATCAATGCTTTCGAGGATTCTCGCGACGATTTTAGGGAGGCCAGATATGGAGCTAGATGATCACAAGACGACGTTTATTTTGCTGGCCTGCGCTGGCGTGATTGGCGGGAGCTTGTACCTAGGAGGGGCTGAGCGGTTCCGTGCCCAGGTTCAGGCAAGCCAGTCTGATGAGGCCGGAGCCAAAGCCCAGCTACGGGCTGAAAACATTTTCGTAGAGCAAAGCTGCATTGCTCAGGCGATCAATCGTGAAACCCAGACGACCAACTTTGCTGTTGGCGATGTTCCCATCGACCCTATGAGCGTGACGACGCTCTACCCCCAAGGCACGCCTATCCAGGGAGGCTATGTGTGCAGCAGCGACGGGAGTTTATTCCGGGTGGAGTCTGGCCAGATCGTTGAGCATATTGGCACCAGCCCCCGAATCAGAGAGGCGCTAGTGGCTGGTGGTTTTGCCCTGGAAGCCCAGGCGATGCAGCAACGCGCCCAGATTGTTTATCAAATCAGCCAGGAGCAGTAAGGGCATGACTCAAGAATTCAAGAGTGCCGCACCTCGCAAGCAAGTGGGCCTTTCGTGGGTCAAATGGCCCGTCTACGTTGCCTCTGGCATGGTGGGGACGTTCCTTCTCTACCGTGCCCTGGGCTTATACCAAGCGGCCTTTGCTAGCTGGGGGATAAGCCGTATCAGTGGGGTATGCGTCCAGTTCGTTGCCGCCCCATTGATAGGGGGATTCTTGCGGGGGTTCTGCAACCTAACAGCGTCCGTCCTCGTGGGACTGCTCCCTGTGGTGGTGTTGATTGTCCTCACCATTCTGCAATCCCTCCCTACTGGCCTCTACTTTCACCCCAGAGTCATCGAGGGCATGATTAGCCACCTGCGAGGGCAGCAACGCAACCGCAATCTGTTGGCGGCTGAGTCCAACGACAGCGGCGAAATTAAACGCCTGGTAGACCGCCACAACAAACTCAGTGCCGAGCAACTGCGGACGATCCTTCTGTTTTCTGTTGCCGCCTTTGTGGTGGAAGCCTGGATCGTGTGGGTAGCCCGTGGGGGTGAAGCCTCAATGACTGCGGCCTTGGTTGATAGCCTCGCCCTCGATGCGTTGATCGGTGCCACCTTCGCCTTTGCCGGGGTGTTCGGCGGGGGCAAAAAATCAAACATGAGAAAGTATGGAGAGTAATCAGCCATGACCCTGACCACCATCAGCCCGAAAAAGAAACAGCCCGCGCTCATTAAACCAGCTAGCGGCGGGCTGCTAGAAAGGGCAATCGTTGTGGGTGGGGGTATCGTTGTTTTATATACAACCGCCGCAACACTGCCCATTGCCAGTGTTGCGGCGGTTGTTGGTATGGGGGCTTATTTTTTGGACGAAATCAAAAAGTTTCGCCCTAAGGAAGAGGGGGATGAATTGCAGGAAATCTTGAGCGCCTCTACCCCAAAGCATCCCAGCATCAACGATCTTCGCGCACAACTTAAAAAACGCTACGACGTAGCCGCCATCAACCGAGCCATTGAAGGGATGCTCGGCCATACAGGCTGGATTGAGTTTAGCCCCAAGGACAAGCACCCCTTGGCCAAATATGGAGAGGTCTATTGCTGGATTGACCCTAGCGACCCCACTAACGTCATGCTGCCCATTCAACGGCTAGAGCAACTGCTAGAGGATTGGGGGATTGAGCCTAAGGGCGTGCCGACTGAACTAGGCCCGTTCCAATGGCTTCAGAAGCCTCAAGAATCATCCTCGCCTCAAGAATCATCCTCGGCTGTTGAAGGAACTGACCAGCCGACCCAGCCCATAGAAGCCCCCCAGGGCACCCCTGACATGGTGACGGAGCCGTGGGAACACATAGAGGCTGTAGCGCCCCCGATGGAAGCTGAATCTACTGGCTGGCAACCCGCCGAATTGCCACAAGCCTTTGTTCCCTACCTGGCTAGCCAAATACACATTCTGATCGCTGCTACTACAGGTAGCGGAAAAACCTGGGTGCTGCGGAATCTCTGTACCCATCTGGCCAACCAGGGGCACCTTATCACCATTGCTGACCCTAAAGGATCTGACTGGGCAAACCTTAAGCCCGCCGCTCGGTTTATGCAGTCGGATAACGATTACCTGAAATTGTTTAACCAGATCAATACTGAGCTAACGAAGCGCAAAGGACGGCTGAATCAAGGGCAACCCGTGGGAAAACATCTCTGGTTTGTCTTCGATGAGTGGATGTTAGCCAAAGGCAAGCTGGCTTGGCTTGAGAAGGATGAGCAAAAGCTAATCACCACCGTTTTTCTTGATCTTATCGTGGCGGGCCGTGAGCTAAATATGCACATGATTTTGGTAAACCAAAGCCATTTGCTCGGAGACATCAGCTTTTCCCCTGGCAAAAACACGTTATCCAGCGGATTGCGCGACAACATTTGCACCCTAGCTTTGGGCTGCAAAACGACCAAAGACCACGAAGGCAAGCCCATGGAGGGCAACGCCAAAACCATCGACAACGTGCTCACGGACGATGCACTGATCCGCGCAAAGTCTGAGCGCGAATCGGCTCAAACCTATCACACTGCCCTACGTCGTCAGTCAGCAGTGAACCGCACGTTTGCCGTTCATGCGTCACGGTTGTTCGTGGGGCAAACGCCAGAGCTTGAGATTCCCACGCTCAACACATTGGGGACTTTCCCTGAGGTTGCGGTGGCCGTAACCCCCGAAACCATGAGCGAGGTTAAGCAACTCATTCTTGCCATCCTGGAGCACAAGGCCAACGCCCCCATGCTGGCCTCAGAGATCCGGCAACAATCCACAGCTCTCAAAAAACTGACCACTGACCAGGTAGCCTTCACCCTCGACCGCATGGCCACCGATGACGGCTTTGTGGTGAGCGATGGGGGTAGCCCAGCACGATACCAGATTCCAAATGATGTGGGGCACCTGCTACTGGATTTATAAAAAGGCGTTGACAACATTAAACAAACCGTATACAGTTATGTTCATGGGCACTGAACCAGCCCGCAAGGCAGGGTTCTCAGGATGTCAGCCCTAGGCAAGTTAAATGGTGGGTTCGAGTCCCGCTAGCGTTCACGAGAGGGGCGCTACTGCAACCGGGCACGGTGGAGCAGCCACGACAACCCTAGCAAGCGGCCAAAAGTGCAGCAGTTGCACGGTGCCCCATTCCACCAACTAAATCCCCAAGTAAACCTGCATGGTGGGCAGGGTACGCCGAAAAGATTATGCCTGCGTACAACAGTCGTTTGAGCCAAGACCAGTATTTCAGCGTGGTCTCTGAAGAGCGCACCGAACGCTCTTACATGGAAGACCCTTCCACCTCCCAATGGGAGGAAGTTCACATCCTTCAGTACGAAGGGTGTGACTCCATCGACGAGATGGAGGTGATTGTAGGCTATGCCGCTCTCGGCATAGCTCGCAGCTACGGAGGTGGAGACGGCCCGCATTGCGATGTGCGGCCAGACTTCTACCGCCGCTACATCAAATCCGTCTTCGGGGTTTCCGTCCCCGTTGCTCCCATTCACGGATACCCTGCTTACGGGCAGGTTATCCCAGAGTGGATGGACTGGCTGCTGAGGTTTGTCGATTCCGATTCGGGAGATGTCGTTTCTTTCGAATCAACGACCGAGCCCGAGTGGTATCGGTTTGAGGCAATGTTTAACATTGTCTTGGACGCCTTGGACGCCTTGGACGAATAGCCACACTCGATCTCAAGCTCAGCAGGTAAAGCCCTGCATTCCACCAACACTATCCCCAAGAAACCTGCATGGTGGGCAGGGTGCGCCGAAAAGAGGGGCGGCGATAAGACTATGGCAACTGATGCGTTGAGACATTACCGGGGGTTTATGCCTGGAACCTCGGATGGGGGCCCAGAATGGTTCTTTGCTGAGGGCACCGTCGTTCCTAGTCGAGAGGACTGGGAAACTTTTATCCGGATCGGCAAAAAAACCGATCTGGTTGAAGTAGACCAAGTAAAAACCCGGGTAATCAAAGACGGGTTGTTTATTGACATGAAAAGATGGTCTATTGACGAAAATGTTTACAAAGATTTTCGCGTACCCGCGAAAATGGTCGCGGTCATTGAGGACAAAACCCAAAAAACTCTGGAGCGCGGATTTATCCGCCGCCGGAACCCTGCCTTGGGTCGCACAAAAGCGGCCTACAAAGGGGAACCTATCCCGATCCCTCAGTGGGTGCTGGACGAACTCGGCCAATGGGTCGGGGCTGAGTTCAAGTCGCTCCCCAGTGGCAAGCCCCGGCCCGTCAAGCGTCGTTAATGTCACCGCTCTCAAGCCCCGCAGGTAAAGCCCTGCACACCCAACCAGCCCAAGGAGGCAGCATGATTCAGTTCACTACCACTCCCTTCGCAGGGGCGACCCTGCTTGAGTTCGAGATCCCCGGCGGGGTCTGCGAACCCGCAGACCTTGCTACCCTCAACCCGCCCGACGTGGACGGCACCAAAGGCGTAGTCATCTCTGGACGTGGGCCTGTGTGGCTCTACGCCGCCCTTGCCCATCATTACCACACCACTCAATGGGTCGGCACCTTCGACCCTCGTCTAGGCGGTGCTGTCGTCACTTCCCGCCACAGCCGCACCGCCCCCCCCGTGGGGACTGTGGTAGAAATCCCAAAAGTGCCCGCATAAAGGGCCGCGACTACAGCCGGGGTGGGCGAGGCCACTCACCCTACCCCCCAGGTGAACTTCTCACCACGATGCGAGTCCCAAAGCGTATCGTGGCCCAAGTCAAAGCTTACGCTGAGAAGCTGTCTTGGGAGACTCTGGAAGATGACTAACACAAACCCCCGGTGCCGTGTGGTGCCGGGGGTTTTGTTGTTGGAGCTATGCGTAGGCTACCAGCACTCCTCGATCATGGCCTTGGCGTCCCCCAATTCTCGTAGCTGCTGCTCCATCTTGCGCTGCATAGCATCGGCTTGGGCCTGGGCTTCTGCCACCGTCTGCTGCATGGTGGCGAGATCAGTGGCGCGTTCCTTACGGGTTCTCATTGGGCGTCCTCTCTGCTATAACTGGGGTACAGTTTAACGTATTCTCGCCATGCCCCGCCGCAAAGAAAATCGCACAACCATTAAGCCCAGAGTAGATACCGATACGCCTTTGGCCCTTGCCAATATCGCCCAGACCCTAGGCTATACCTACAATTCACGCCCTAGCGTTAGCAAGCTTTTGGACGCTATTGCCAAGGGCGAAGTTCTGGTTTTGAAAAAAATTTCAGAAAAGGGTTGACAGGATAACCGGGGGGCAGTTATTGTTATTACATCGGCAGGCAACACGGCCTACCAGCCGCCCCCCGGCGGAATACAAATAGGGTGACAGTCCCGGAACAGCAGCGGGAACGCCCCCCAAGCGTTGCATGGGTGACAGGCTGGAATAGCAGCAGCCACGCCAATAAGGTAGGCCCCACCGCTACAGGGGCCACCTCACCACAAGATTTTGGAGCTTTGAAATCGATGACTTACGCCGCACCTATTAACGCTATCGACAATATCGCCCTCGCCGCCGAGCGCTGGTATCAGTTCTCTGAAGTCGCCACCGCCAAGACCGAGGCCACCTATCACTGGTACGTCAACACCTTTATCGGCCCTGAAGCCGTCCGCCGCTACGAGGACATCGGCACCATCATCGGCGTGGTGATGTGCTACGCCATCGGGGCCGGGATGCTGACCCGCGCAGCCTGGGAATGGTTCATCGCTGCCCAGCAGCTTCCCGCCATCGCCCTCGAGGACGACCTGCCGAGCTTGCCCGAACGGCTGGAGGTTGCCGCCTGCCTCCCCGCCGACCATATTCCCGACGCCGGGAAAATGGTCGAATCTGACCCCTTCAGCCCTGCCACCAACCAGCACTACCCCGACATGGCCGCTACCATCAGCCAACCCGTGGCCGTCGCTGTGGTCAAGGTGGAGGCACCCAAGCCCGTGACCAGTGCCGAATTGCGCTGCCGTTGCCAGGCCGCTGGGGTGAAATGGCGGAATGCCCACGGGCAAGGTCGCCACCTATCCAAAGCCGAGATGATCGCCGCACTAGCCTAGATAGAAGCCCTGGGGAGGGGACTAACCCAGGCACGTAAAAACCCCGCCTGCGTTTCTGAGGCCCAAGCGGGGCTGAACACCCGACACCTAGGCGATGATGCGGCCCAGGCACTCATGGCCCTAGCAACGGAACTAGGCGACGTGTTCCGGGTGGTGATGGTTTCGCCCGATGGCCATGTTACCGCCGAGGGTTATAGCCAAAAGGCGGCGGCATTGGAGCGGGCCAAGTGGCGGCGGTTGGGGGTTAAGGATGAGATAAAAACGATTGATCCTAGGAGGGTTGGGTGATGGATGATTTGCCGGAAGTTTTTGATATGCATGAGGATGGCACGGCTTCATTTTTGCCACAAACCAGGAAGAGGCGCATTCCCAGTAACAGTTTTTGAACCCTAACCCCACCCCAACAAAAAGCCCCCAGCGCCTTGCGGTACTGGGGGTTTATTGTGTGTGGTTGTTGTTGGGCTTAGCCTACCACCTCCACGGGGAAGGGCAGTGCTTCCGCATCCTCAAGGGGCATCCGTTTAGCCCATGCACGGGGTACAATGGCATCCCATATAAAGCCAGCCGCCTTGGCGAGGTCTCTTTGGTTGTAGCTCACCAGCGCCTTAACCGTCGCCTTAGACCGTGCCGCTCTAGCTAGCTGCTCATCCAGGTCAGGCACCTTGCTCAGTAGCTCAGCAAGGATTCTGCAATCGTCTAAGGCCCGGTGGGCATTGACAATGGGGATACCGTTGGCGAGGGCAATGTTCACCAGATCGCGCTTGTGGCCCATACGGGGGTAGGTGATGGCAGCGGCGTCTGCCCAGGGTGTTTCTACTTGCCAAGCCGTGTCGCCCATGGTTTCAATGAACGACTGATCAAAATCAGAATTGAAGGCAACAATGTAGGCGCTATCCTCCATCATTTCAACGATGGCATCCGTGATCGAATCTTGGGAGTCCCAGGCATGGTTGTTGCTTGCATTAACCATGTCCAGAGATATTCCATTCACCGTCTCGGCAGGGTTCGCCGCCACGGGCAACAGCGTAGAAGCCTGCTGCAAGATGGCTCGGTGTTCAGTGCTATACAGGATGGCGGCAACCTCAATCACTGCATCGGTTTCGGGGTTCAATCCTGTGGTTTCAACGTCAACAATCGCGACTAGCATAGTGTCCCTTGGTTGGGTAAACAGCAAAGCCCCAGCGAGTGCCGGGGCTGGTGTGGGGCTAGGGTGTGGGGTTAGAAAGGGATGTCGTCGTAGTTGGTAGCGGCGGCGGGTTGGGCTTCCCGTGGTTGCCGTTCAACCTTGGCTACTTTCCAGGCCAACACATAGTCCTTGCTACGCTTGGCTCCGGTTTCCCGATCTTGCCAAGCGTCCTGGGAAAGTTGCCCCTCAACTACTTGGAGTCGATCCCCCTTGCGTAAGTCCATCAAGTCATCGGCGCAGGCATTCCAAGCCTTGACCGTGAACCACATCGAGGGCTTATTCTCTCCCGTAGACTTGTCTTTCCCCGCATAAACGGCAATTCGGCATTCTGCAACACGGGAGCCAGAGTCGAAGAATTTAACCTCGGGGTCTGCCCCCAGGTTGCCGATCAATTGAACACTGTTGTAGTTAGTAGCTTCTGCGGGCATGGTTAAGCGGCCTCCGTGGTGGCTAGGTTAATTTCGTCTTCAATCAGTTGCGCCAGGGTCGTTACCTGGGCGGAGTTGGTGTAGCCCGTTTTGGTGTCGGGCAGGTTGCTCTTGCGGCATAGTGCGCGGATTCGGTCTACCTCTAGCCCGTTCTCCATGCCGTAGCGGATGATTTCGGCCACCTGCTCCTCGAGGTGGTTCTCTGCCACTCGCAGGGGCGTCGGGGCCGTTTCCGGTTCCAATACCTGCACATCTACATAATTGCCCTCTCCGTCTACATTGGCCCCTAACTCCTCAGGGGTGTACACGGGGGAGTCAAACACATCGGGGCAATACCACCGCACACCGTTGCTCATGGCGCGGGCAAAAAGCATGTTGCGGGCAAACTTTTCTAGATTTTGAGTGCCTGCTTTTTTGGCGTCAGCTAGGGTAAATTCGCTTACCCCTACCTGCTCCAACTTGCCGTCCCAACGTTCATAGAATGCAATGCGGCACACTTCGGGGGTATGCTCCAAAACCCGATAGTTGTAATTAGGGTGGCGCTTCACCGCCGCCGCCATCAGGTTAGCCCCGATGCTGGGCTTCCCCTTGATGATGTTGATGCCCGTCATCGAGGCAAAGGCACCAAAGCCCATCTCGGCACCTGCCAGCACCTTGACGCCACACTGAGCAGCGTCAGCGGCATCGCTGAAAAACTTGGACATAGCCAACATTTTGGCCACTCGGCTAAGGTCGTCCATGGTGCGGATCTGAAGCCCGCCGGATACTCCGGCCCCTTCATGCAAAACAATATCGTCGCTCATACGTTTGTCCTTGTTGGTTTATTCATCGGTATGCCCTCGCTACGCTGTGGGCTGGCGGCGGGCGGTTAATCCAGTGAACTAAAAAACAGTGGTATTTCGCCAGCGCTCATTTGCGCTGGCATGTTGTCAACGGTGGCCCTAATATGGCGGACTAGGCAACGCCCTGGGTAGTGTTCCGCGACGAAGGCCCAAGCCTCTTCTCGGCTATAAACCGCAGGGTAGGCAATCGTTTGCCCGTCATCTAAAACACCTCCAGCAATCCATCGGCTTTTAACATCAATGTCCATTGTCCTGACTGATAAAACATCGGTGGTCATTGATCTGCCTCGCTAACGCTGTGGGCTGGCAGCACCGGGGCACGACTCCCGGTTACGTGCATCGAGCCTAGCGGCCAGTACCCCGCTGGGCACTGCCCTGTTCATCGCCCTCCGTAGCCCCAAAGGGCACGCACAGGGGATCAGTTACGTCATCACACCCTCGGCGTGTGGTGGCTTCCACGGGCAAAGCGAGGGCGACGGCAACCCCCAAGGTAAGGGCAGCGTAGGCAATTTGATGTATGATGGCGTTCATCCTTTTTTGTCGGGCTAGGCCACATTGGTAGTCGGTATTGGTCGGCTCTTGCAACAATGCTGTGACGATCTTGGCTGTTTTCAGGGCATTGCTGCGGGTGATGGTGGTGCCGTCCACCGTGCCGATCTTCAGGCTGGTGTGGATGCGCTGACCTTGGTAGATCCGGCATTGCCATGGGCGAGGTGGTGCAAAGCCTTTAGTCATGGTGCTGTTCCTCCAGATGCTTTGCAATGGCCTTAATTACAGGCTCTAGTTCCTTGCAGGCATTGAGCCACATCGTTTGATACACGGTGGTTGTAGACCCTTCGTAGTAGGCCAAATTCTTTTGGTATCGGCGCACCACATCGTAGGCGCTATGCCGTGCTGGGATACCGTGCTGGGCCAAGACGGCCTCAATGGGATGGCCGGACTCGAGATCTACTGTGGCATCTAGGAGTTCGTCAAGGTTGGCTACGGGCTTTATGGCCTTAGGCATGACGTTGTTCCTCCATTTGATCAATGTAGGCCCATCTGCAACCGCCACTCCGGCCTCCCCTCTGAATTGATTGTGCAATACAGTTGTGAGTAAGATAGTTTTCTCGGGCTGCTGCCTTAACGCCGGGGTAAACCTTTCCCGTATCCAGATTTACAACGGGGCGACGATGTCCTCTCCGAGAATGGTCTGCTTCGCAAATAGCGGTTGCATCAATTTCACCAATCAGCCACGACAGCCCATCAAAAGATACGCCAAAAGCCCGACTAGGATTGTTCAGCAAAAACGCACGAACATCGCTGATTTTTATGGCGGTTTGATTGCGGGCTACTTTGCGATACGGCAATCCATTCTTTGTCCAGACACGTACCTTGTCAGGGGAAATCTCTAGCACCCTGGCCAACTCATAGCGAGTGATGTTGTTCTCTGTACACTTGCGGCTAAGATTTAGCCGCTTGAGCTTAAGCTTTATGGAATTTAAGCTTCTATTAGCCCAGCCATATTGAACTGCCGACCGGTTGTAGGCTGCGGTTAAATTTGGTAGAGGCATAGTTCCTGCTTTTTGTTCTAACCACAACTCTGCATCTTGAGACCAGTCGGTTCCTAGTCGTTGATGATTGAGTTTGCCTGAGCAAGACCGCTGGCAACATTCTCTAGGTCGTAAAGACGTAAATTGAGTGCCGCAATACGCGCAATTGCTGGTGTACATTATTCCTGCACCTCCTGTTTAGCCGCCGCTTCTAGCGCCTCTAGCACGGCCAGAGCATTGTGCAGGGCCACATAATCAGCCTCGCCAATGGTGCGGCGTGTGGGGTCTTCGGTGTCATCGTGGTAGGCCGTTTCGGTAATGGCAGCGGCACAGTCGGCTACCCTATACAGGGCTGTGATGATGGCGGGATCGAGCATGGAAATCTCCAGTAAATAATCAAAATCAACAGGCAAAAAGGTGATGGCAACCCACCCTAGGCAAATACGAAAGGTGTAACCCGTGTGAAGGTAGAAGCCACCCCACGGGCCAAAGCTGAAGGCCAGAGTCATGCGGCGTCCTCCAGATCGTCAACGTAAGCCCAGCGGTAGCTAGCGCAGGTACCGCCTCCACGGATGGCTGAACGTATTGATTCCGGCTTGCGCCCTACGGCCTTGGCTGCATTCTTGACCGCAGGGTATACCTCGCCAGTGTCCAAGTTGATGACGCGGCGATTAGTTTCTAGTCCCAAATCAAACAATTTCATTGTCAGAGCGGGGCTTGTTCGTGGCTTCCATGCGTTTTGCCGTGCGGCATGACCAAAGCGATCAACCAGTTTGGCAAAACCCATCTGTGGGGCGTATTCCTGGAGCCATGCGACGGCTTCAGGCTCCCATCGTGGGCGGGCGATGCGTCTTGCATGAGAGGTCATGCGGTGGCCTCGCTAACAACGACCTCGACATGGGGTTGCTCGTCGCCAGCGGCGTAGACCTTCTGTACCCTGCCATCGCAGATCAGCGAATCATCCCGCCATAGCAAACCGTTCAGCGCATCGTAAAGCGACTTCTCTAGGTTGTCCCGGTCGGGCTTTTTGCCGAATGGTTCACGGGGCATTGGGCGACGTTTCCAGACCATTGACTTAGGCCGTGGCATGACAAACACCACATCTACCCTCAGGGGATGGTCGAGCGGTGCCCCTTGGTAAGCATTGGCAACGGCAACCTGGGCAGCGGCCTTGAATGCCCACACGGGATTGTCCTTGGGGATGTAGTTGCGAACGTGGCCCCCATGTACAGCATGGCGCTGCCGAGGCTGGGCTACGGGAACGGTGGGGATTGTGAACTCAATCATGCCCCCGTCCTCCGTTCGTAGGATGTGCTGCGCATTTCAGCGGCGATGGACAGCCAATAGGCAGCGGCCTCGCTAGGGTGGGCCTCTGCGGCTAGGGTGATGCATAGGGATAGATCCGCTAGCAGTTCAGGGCTAGCAGATTGCACTCCCGCGACAATGCGGGATGCAAGGTTTGTGTTGGTCATGGTGTTAATCGTTGGTTGGGTGGTAACTAACGTGCGGATTCCTTTGGGGCATAAACGCGCTCCCACCATTGCTGTGCATAGCGCAAGGCGGTTTCGATGCCAAAGGATTCGGATAAGCTGCAAAACTGACGCAGACAGTCAGGGTCACTCAGTACCCTGTGTAGAGCCTCTCCCTTGATAGGGGTTTTGCTCATTGATGGAGATACCAGATCATCGGTGTTGCCGTCAGAGGGTGGGGGCAACACAGCGGGGGGCGTTCCTGCCTGTATCCAGGCTTTGACCACCTCGGCACGCACTATCTCTGATCTGATTGACTGCCCTGCCCTCGCGGTTAACCAGCGAGTGTGCTTGCCTAGGCGTCGGCTCATCTCCGCCATCGTGGGGCGGCGTTTGGCCTCTCGGCATTCCAGGGCATAGACCGTTGCAAGTTGGCGCACCTCGTCGGTGCTTAGGGGTTGTTTGGTCATTTTGCTTTTGTTGGTTGGTGGTTCTTAAGTCTCGGCGGGGTTAAGCATTCCCGCTCACTTCATCTGGAACGTACTCAATAAACGCTCCTGGCTGACATTTGTACGTCCGGCAGATAGCGTCCATTGTCGTTGAATCAGGAATGCGATCTGGGTGCTTTGCAAGGGCATACCCAGTGGTACCGCTAATTCCAGTGTCCTTAATCAAGCGGTAGACCGTCAGACCCCGCTCGTCAACAAACTGCCTAATTCGATTGCGAATAGTCAAGGTTAGACCCATACCCATCCTCCAAATAATACAGGACTGGACACGTCAAGAATAACGCCTATCGTCGCCAATAGTCAATATTGATGTGCTACATGTTGGCGTGTTATACTTTTACCCAGGGCATCACCAAGCCCGCCAACCAACGAAAGACAATTAACACTATGAACACTCTGACCAAGCCCCGCTACGAGGGGCGTACTTACATGGCCACGCTGGCCGTTACGGGCCGCAAGGTTGCCATCACCGTTCAGCAGGGGTATATCCCTGCTGGCGGTGGCGGCGAAATTGCGCGGCTGCAAGATGTGTCGATGGCCCGCCATGGGTTAGCCGTGGCGGGCTACAAAATTGTGGATTTGGCACCCTCCCCACCTATCGCGCCAAAGCTGCGTTTTTGGGTGGTGGAATTGTGCCGAGAATTTACCCGCTGCGACTATATCGACGGCATCCCAGATTGCTACTCAGACCATGAGCGTGATTACGAATTGGTAGAAGCCCATTGCTTTGCAGGGATCTACGAATCCAAGGCCGTGAAGAAGGCTATGGCCGACGGATGGGAGGTTTCAGGGATTCGCCTAAGTGTGGCCCCCGTATCCGTCATGGCCTGCAACGAAGAATTTTAGGCAAAAAAATGGTGGCGTTTTACCGGGTACCACCCCGCGCCAGCCAACTAACAAAAAACAATTAACGCTTTAAACATAATCAAGCGGGCGTGCTGCTCGTGGATGACGCGGGCTATGACGTGGTTGATAGCGTTGAGGGCGAGGCGGTGCTGCCAGCGTACCGAATGGCGTCGCACCTTGAGGGCCATATTGCCAAGGCCCATCCTGGATTGGATTTAGTGGACTGGATTGTGAGATAGCCCCTTTGTGACCATGAAGAATGAAACCCCCGTAAATCGCCGCAAGGCGATTTGTGAAAACGAGTATGCTTATCTACCCAATGGCCTGCGGTGCCAGTTTGGCGGGTACGGTATGCCAGTGGCGACGATAAGCTCAAAAGCCCCCGGTGGCTACTGCTGCCTGTGGCAAACAGTTGAGATTGTGCTGGCTAGGCCGGATCGTCGATTTAAGCCTACTGAGCTAAGCACATCTAGCCTGCCGTGGCTGGGGCTTCCGGTTGAGCCTAGAGATTTCCAAACGATTGAAGATTACGAAGACTACAGGAAGGCAAACCTATGATCAACTACAACATCGATGAAATCCGCACCATGGTTTACAAGCTAGGACAATGTGCCTGCGATGCCAGCAACCTAGTTAACCGGATTACAGGCGTCGTAACGAAAGACTTTGAATTTGCTGTTGTCTACGAAGACGAATGTTGTGCTATTGCAGTAGCTTACAACATTGACGAAGACGAAAAAAATCAGGCCGTTGCGGCACAAATCAAAGGCCCGATTCAGTGCAACGGCACAAACAATCCAGTGCTAATGATCGATGCAGATGGCACCGTTGTTCGGCATCATAGCGAAACGGGAGCCCTGGTAAAACACCTCAGGGATTTGTGCAAAGCATGGACGCCCAACCCTGCACAAAAAAGCGGTGGTGGAGTACCTAGAAAGCCTCGCCAGTAGCAAGGCCGTGGGCTAAAAAAATCCCCCGGTGATTAGCCGGGGGGAATGAACCACAGAAATGAAACACAGAAAGGCAGAACGCCTTAGAATAGTGAAAGTCGGATACCACCCCGACGAATCAAAAAACAAGTAGGATAATTATGAATAGTTTAGCGCATTTCAGGCTTAATTGCCTGTATTTCGTGGCAACCCTAGCTTTTCAGGGGGTGTAGCCATGAACAACGAAACCTTGAAGGCTGGCATTATCAATTTGGATCTACTCCCTGAGCAGTGGGGATTGGTCGCCTGTGGACGGAAGAAACAGCCCTATCAAAAGGCTTGGCAAAAAAATCCGCTGAATAAGGATCAGGTTGGAGCAGAGGTTAAGGCTAGTCGCTGCCATGCCGTGGGTGTTCTTTGTGGCACACCGTCGGGCGGTTTGCTGTTCGTGGATCATGATGGCCCTAGCTGCACAGCGCTGATTGAGCAGTTGTCTGGGGAATCGGTCGATAATGCCCTGCCATCAACCTTGGTGATTTCCAGCGGGCGCGCTGGTCGGGCGCAGTATGTTTACCGTGTGCCTGAGATGTTTTGGGGAGGCATCCAAACTCACAAGGTGCCGACCGGGGCTTTTGGCGAGGATGGCAAGCCTGAGCAGCTAGAGTTTCGCTGGGATGGGTGCCAAAGCATCGTCATGGGGGCGCACCCTGCTACGGCTGGCTACAAGTGGCTTTACGATGCTGAGTCCATCACCACTGCTCCGCTGTGGATGATTGAGCAAATGCTAGTCAGTCAGCAAGTCAGCGAGTCGGTCAGAGTTAGTCAGAGCGTGGCTGATGAACCCAAGTCTAGGCAGGGTTCGTCAGCTAGCTCGTCAGTCAGTCAGTCAGCGAAATCCTATAAGGGATATTCAGATATTGACTGGGCGCGGGAATACCTGGCAGCTATTCCTGCCACCGCAGACTATGACACCTGGCTGCATGTGGGGATGGCGCTGCACAGCGTTAGCCCGGATTTGCTAGAAGATTGGGAGTCCTGGAGTAAGGGGGCTACCAATTACGACGCAAAGGCTTGTGCCTACCGCTGGGCACGGTTTGAGCGTTCTGGGCGTAGCCTTGGCACCCTAGGGTACTTGGCTAAGAAGAACGGTTGGGCACCATTGGTCAGTAAGTCAGTCACCGTTGGTCAGGAGGATTCTGACAAACTCAAAACTAGGCAGGGCAAGGATTCCGGCTCGTCAGTCAGTCAGTCAGTAAAATCTAAAGATGATATTTCTGAAAAGGACACAGAAGAATCCCTGATCACTGACCAGGAATGGGCACGGTTCCGGCAGGCGATGACTAGCCCCGGTAGCTTTGACCCGTTCTTGTGGTTGCCGGAACGACTGGCGAAGATGGCGCGGTCGGATGCCGCCCGCAACTCCATCGACCCGATGGCGATCTGGGCTTACCTCCTCCCTGCCACGCTGAGCATGATGGGGCGCGACACATGGCTAGATATGTCGGGCTACCGGGTTCCTAATATCGCTTGGAGCCTTCTGATCGGGGACTCTGGCACCGGGAAAAGCCGTGCAAAAAACCTGGTGATGCGCCCCATTGAAAAATGGAACATTGAAGAGTTTGAGAATTGGAAGCTCCGGGTTGACGACTGGGCGCAGCAGGAAAAGGCAAAAGCCAAAGACAAGAGCGACGATAGCACCCCAAACCCAAAGCCCAAGTGCCGTCGGTGGATGGTCGCCCAAAGTACCCCTGAGGGCGTGGTGCGTCGCCTTGCCGACCAGGAAAACAACGGCATGGTGTGGGTGAGGGATGAGGTGGCAGGGCTGTTTAAGGGGCTAACCCAGTACAGCAAAGACAGCGACGGCCCTGAAATGCTTTTGGAAAGCTGGGACGGTGGGGCCATCATGGTTGATCGGGCCGACGAAGATCGTTCTTTTGCTGTTGAGTCGTCCAGGATGTCGCTAGCGGGCGGCATTCAACTCAAGATCTTTTCCAAAATCTTTGAAACCAAGGAAGACGCTAACGGTACGTTGGGCCGCAGCCTGTGCGTAGTGCCTGCACGTATTCCCTATAAGCGATTTAAGGGAGCCTCGGTGCTACCCGTTGAATTGGCTAAGGTCTACCAATTCATTGACTCTGTGGACTGGGGAACCATCACCCCCACGACAGAGGCCGATGATCTGTTTACCGAGGTGGCCGAAGATTTTCTGAACCAGAAGCCCCCTAGCGGAAACGTTGAACCGTGGCTCCTGAAGCTGCCTGGGCACACCCTGCGATTGGCGATGGCCATTCATGCCATCGAATGCTATTACGACCGCAGCAAGGCTACCCAAACGCTTACCTCTGACACCATGGCGCGGGCCTACCACATGGCTCAGCACTATCAACGGCATTTCTACTACCTGATGGGGGCATCGGCTTCCGATGGCGTTGAAGGCATCCTGGCCAAAATTCAAGAGGTTGCCTGCTGTAGTGGCGAGGGCATTACCCCCAGAGATGTTGCCCGTGGCCCCGCTGGTAGCCGCGTAGACAAGATGGCACGGGCCGAAGGGATGAAGCCCGCCGCATTCTGTCTAACCCTTTTCCATGAGCTTGCAGACAACGGTTGGGGCGAGGTTCGGGAGGCCATTACCAGCAATGGTCGCAAGCGCGTGACCTACCACGCTTTTGAAAATCATTGCTCAAAATCTACTGACCAACTGACTGACGACGCTCAAATCCCTGAACATCAAGGCTTACGATTGGTCAGTGAACCACTGACTGACGCTGACCAATCGATTGACCAACCGCCTGATACATCCCTGAAAGATACGAGGAATAAGGGTTTTGAGTATGTCAGTAATGAAAATGGATTTACTGACCAATCAAATAATGGAGAAGTAGAGCACTCTATTCCTATCTCTCAAAATCAATCCCCACCCCATAGCACCAATGGGAATGGTTCTACCAATGGTCATCACCAGAATGGATCCGCTCCGCCTGACTACACCGGGCTAAACCCCGACAACTTCAAAGACTATGGCTTTGAGGAGTTCTAACCATGGAACTATTCACTCATTGCCAATCGGTAGCGGAGGTTAAGGCCCGCTACCGAGAGTTAGCTAGTATCCTGCACCCGGATGTAGGAGGGCAAGGCTGGGCATTCCATGAGCTACAGCGCCAGTATGAGGCCGCTAAAGCCCATTGCAAGGCCGAGACCCATAGATCGGTAGTAGAGACCTACAACCGCCATGCTGAGGCGCAGGGCAAGCATGGAATCTACATGACCGAGGAAAAGCGCTTTGCTATGGAGAACATGACCCTAGTAGAGCGAAACGTCTGGCGGGCGTTTAATGCGCCATTGAAGAGATCAGACCCTTCTCGGATAACGGCTTGGGAGTTCTACGACTGGATGAACTCATGGAAAGAAGCCGTGGCCAAACGTGAGCGGGCCTGGGCCGAGCAACGCCGCCAGGCACGGGGGCAGACCCAGTCACCCCAGAATGTGGCCGAATGGATCGCGATGCATGGGGGCTTAGAACAAGCCCTCGCGCAGTGTGAGGAGTTTTGACGTTTACCAACAAAGGACAATGACTGAACCTACCTATACCATCGATCAACTTATGCAGATGATTTGCTATACCCGCCATAGCCAGAGTAGTAGGGATGGCAAAAAACCGTACACCAAAAGGGAAAGTCTCCTGAACGGATTTCTCCGTGCCTGCGACTTCTTTAAGTCAACACATGGCAATGACAGCCTAAGGAAAGAGTATGTACTCAGGAGGAATAACAATACACTTACCAAGGATTTTCTAGACCGAATCTTTCCCTACTTTCCCAAAGTAACCAGCTCCGAGGGTTTGCCCCTGAAGTTTATCGACTACTCTTTAGCCCCCACCCATGCCACCAAAGCCGCCGTGCCGTCTATCGATCTTGCCTACACCGCACGGGTGGATGAAGCATCGGAGCAGAGGGAGCTAGAAAAGGAACTAGCCGAAATTTACCTAACGATTGACGCTATCGACCTAAGCTCAGACCCGTTCCCCGTAGACCTGGGAGAGGCCGCACGGTGGCTGGGGTATAGCGGCAAGCCCTCAGACCAAAAGCGAAACGCTAAAGCAGCGCTGCTGAAGCTGGGTTACAAAGCGGGCTCTGATTACCGGATCGTGAAGATTCACGATCCGGTTCCCCAGGGTGGCTTTGTGGTCTCCGAACAAATCCGCCTCAGTGCTGAGTGCTTCAAGGATTTCTGCCTCCGGGCGGGGGCTAAGCGGGGGCCATTGATCCGAAAGTATTTCATGGAGGCTGAGCAGCGGTTTCGGGCGGCGGTCAAAGGTGAGTCCCTCCAAACATCCATTGACCCCGCCAATCTTGAAAACGTTGTCCGGCGGGTAGCCAGGAACGAGGCAGAGCAGCAACTAACGGCGGCTGTAAGTGAGATTGGGGAAAGCCTGGACAATGGAGTGTCTACAGTGCTGACGGCTATTGAAATCATGCAACAGCAGTTCAATCAGCAGCTTGAGGTAATAAAAACCGAGCTTCAGGAGAAAACCCCCGAAAATAAACGGCGTCAGTTTCCGCTGTCGGTGCAAAAGCGAGTAGGACGACTTTTTTACGAGTACACCCGTGGGGGTGGTTGCCTTGGCAACCGGAACATTCAAATCATTGACGCCAACGGAGACAAAATCAGCCCCATGCAGTTTGACCATTGGGACGGGAATGAATCCCGAAACGTTTATGACAACTGCGTTCCAATGTCACTTGAACTTCACAAGCGCAAGACGGCGGGCAGGCTAACCGCAGAAGAACGCAAGCGTATCGAAGGCTTTATTGATTGGATGCGAATGATTGAGGATGACACCGAAGAAACCCAGCTAGGCTTAAGCATTTTCTGATCCGTGAACTGGCCGGAGTGCAAGGGTTTAACCGCCCTTTTTCCAAAAAAATCTGATCCGTCCCAACCAACAAAGGATAAGTAACCATGAAATACGCATCGGCAATGAAGTACGGCGGTGAACTGGTAGCCGCCGTGGATTGTGATTACGACAGCTTTAAGGAGATGGTGCCCCTATGCCCCAACTGCAAGGAGCCTGTGTACCTTCGCATCGGTGGCCAGAGGGAATCGGTGAAGGGCAAGGCGTACCAGATTGGCCCCCATTGGTGCCACTTCAAAGGCACTTCTAGGGAACAGGTCGCCGGGTGCGAGTTGAGTGTCAATGGCTACACCGAGAAAGACCGGGCCAAGATTGCCGCCCAGGCACGGGGGCAACGGTTGAAGCTGTTGCAGCGGTGGTTTTGGCGGGCTTTAAGCGATTCAGTTATGCCGTCAATTGGCGATAATGGTGAATTTGCAATTGGCGATAATGGTGAATTTGTTTTAGAACCTTTTTCTTCCATATACAGATTGCAAAGAGATGCTATGTACTCTAGCGAAATGGAAGAATGGGCAAGCCGATTAACGGCACTCCTGACTGATTTTCAGTTTGATCATGAATATGTCAGTTCTTACATCTCTACTGTTTTGGAGATCAGCAACTCTAAATGGGAAGACATCAAGCTTAGTGAAGATGTCCATCCAAACTACAAGGGGCTAATTAAGGCCACGTTTGCCCACCTTGAGGTTGTTGTAAAGTCTGGGATTGACATCAAGGTTATTACGGAGGCCTTAAACTTTTTGTTTTCCAAAAAAGCTGTAGGGATTTTAAGCGAAATTGTAATCTCCTGGCTGTGCGCATCGTGCATGATTAAAGGTTTTCAGAACTTTGAAGATGCAATCTATTGTTTTGTTGATCCAGCGTCCGTTGGGGCATTAAAAATCTATATCCTAAACATGGTAATAAACATCCCCTGGGCATCCGAGTTCCAACGATTAGAAGCCGAGGCCCAGCAACGCAAGGACGCAGCCTAACCGTCGGGCGTATAACCCCCAGCCCGCCTAGGTTATACGCGATTCACCACCAAAAATAGGCGGGCGTAACCCAACCAACAAAAGACAATGAACAAAACATTTGCATCGCTATTCACAGGCGGGGGCTTAGCCGACATTGGGGCTAAGCAAGCCGGATACTCCCTCCTCTGGGGAGTGGAGCTAGACCCCACTATTGCCGCCGTTGCTCAGCAAAATCTAGGGCATCCGGTGTACCAATCTTCAGTAGTGGATATGGACTGGGCCACCTTGGAACGTCCCGACCATCTCCATATGTCGCCCCCCTGCCAAGATTTCAGCGTGGCCAAAAGCACAGGCAAAATCAGCAACGATAACGACGCCCTAGCACAAGCCTGTATCGACGCTATCAAGGCGCTAGAACCGTCCACCGTTACCCTTGAGAACGTCGAGGGCTACCGCAAAGCAAAGGGCTTTCAGGCGATTGTAGATGCACTCTGGGGGCTGGGGTATTGGGTAAATGTGGATGTGCTTAATAGCGCTGATATGGGGGTGCCTCAGACCCGCCGCCGCCTTATCCTACGAGCGGTGAGGGGTGGCTTCCCTGGGCCGTTGCCGGAGCCTGTACGCCCGTGGAAAGGGTGGTATCAGGCGATTGAAGATATAATCCCGACGTTGCCAGAGACTCAGTTTGCGGCGTGGCAGTTGGAAAGGTTAAGTCAGCATAAAAACTTGTGGGAATCGAACTCAGTGGTATTAAAAAGTGGAAATACTACTGCGGATACCAAAGCCTACCTAGTAGACGGCACTGGCAACAGCTATGGGGCAACGGTCACGGTAGTTGATGGCACCAACCCCGCCAATACCGTCAAAGCTTCTAGCGGCAAAAAGGCAAGCAGAGCCACCACCCCATCCGGTCGTGTTGTTCGCATGACGCCCCGTGCCCTAGCCCGGTTCCAGACCGTGCCGGACGATTACGCCTTACCAGAAAAGAACACCCTGGCCTGCAAGGTGATCGGCAATGGCGTCCCCTGCCTAATGATGCAGCGGATCATGGAGGCATTCTAACCATGCTTTTCTCCACCTACCCCCCCGAAACCCTCCCCAAGGCAGGCGATATGGTGAGCCTGGTCTATGGCGTTCCCCTCACCGTTACCCGCCGATTTCGAGATAAGTTCGGCAACGTCATGCTGATGGTGACAGCCTCCGATGGCACCGAAAAGCTAACCATGGTCGAAGCCGTGCATTTGTGGCCAGCCGTGGGCGATGTGGGCACCGGGCTTCCCGCTAACTACCAACGCTGGCTTACCTGCCATTGGGATGATGCCAAGGCGGCTGACAATAAGAAGGCCATGGCAAAGATTGAGAAAGCCTTTAAGGACTACAACAACCTACAGTCGTGGCTGTACAGCGATTTCGTTATTGACCGCATCAACGGCGACATAGCCACGGTATCTGGCAAACGATTCAGCGGCACCCATGCCATACCCCTAGCAGCCATCCTGGTGCTGCGTCGGCCCTCGGTGGAAGCGGTGCTGGGGTTGGTGGCGGCGTAGCGAAAACACTGAAAACAAAACTCAATAACTCACCCCCGTAGCCTCATTGAAGCTGCGGGGTTTTTCGTTTGCCGATTGGATAAACTGAAAATACCCAACAAAAGCCAGAGCCCAACCATGCCCAGCACTGCTAAAGGCTCGTTTACCGCCGAGCTAATCGACCTCATTGGCCACGAGCTTACCTGCCGCTTAATCGACATTTACGGGGGCGATCTACTCTACATCCCCCAATGCCACCTCGATCATCCTATCACCGACGCCCTAGGAGAACACGCCGCCAGGTTGCTTTGTGAGCGCTTTGGCGGTTCCCGGTTGCTGATACCGCTAGGCCAGCAGTTTGCTCTAGAAACTCGCAACAAAGCGATCCGGGCGGATAGAGCCGCGCGTGTGCCCGTGGCCACCATCGCAAAACGGCATCACCTCTCAATCCGGCAGGTCTATAACGTCCTTGAGTCGCCCCCCGCTGCACCCTTGCACTCTGCACCTAAGCCCATGACCCAACGACAATTGAGTTTGTTCTGAGTTGGTGTGGCGGTGACTGACGCGCTGCTGAGCTTGCAATTTGGGCCAGAGTTCCCCGATCCGGAGTGGGCCGACCGTTGCCAGTCGCTAAAGCCCCCACGGATTGATGGGGCTCCGTTGGCAACCGAGTGGCTGCTAGGGCGTCACCCTGCGGCCCATGTGCGGTTTGATGTGAGCGACATCAGCAACCGCCATGCGGTGATCGCCTACCATCCCGCTAGCGATGCCTGGTCAATCACCGATGTGAACAGCAAGAACGGTACCTTCCTGCGGGGGCGAAAGTTGCCCGTGGGCGCCCCCTTTCCGCTGTCGGTGGGTGATGTCTTCTGGCTAGGCAAAAACAGAATTATTGTGGCCGATGGGGAACACGATACCTTTCCTAACAACTATGGCAACAATCCTTTATCAAAGGAAGATAGCTCCGCCGCCATTGCGGTATCGCCAGGGGTTTGCACGCCACCAGAGGAGTTGCCCTCGGACATCCCTGCGGCCCCCACCAGCGATGTGCAGGCGGCAATTAACTGGGTGCGGTCGTTGCCCTATTGGCTGCAAGTGTTACTGATTTTTGTGGTTGCTTTTATTGCCGTGCTGTGGATTATTCACCGCTAGGAGGCCAATGCTTCAATTAACATTCCCCCGCTGCCTGGGGCTATTCCCTCCCGATGGGCGACCATGCCCCTACCGGGAAAGCTGCCTGCACTACACCGAGGGCACCGATGGGGAACCATGGCTACCCCGTGTGGAGGGCCAACGCTGCTTTGATCGGGAGACAGACCTAGGGGCCACAGTGGGGAGGGTAAAGCCATGCTCTGGGGATTGACGTTGCTAGCGGTTGTAGGGCTAGCTAGTGTGGTGTTTTTGGATGTGATCTTGGAGGACGACCGTGAGCCTTAGCGCCCCTAAGCCTGGTTCTCATTGGCTACACAAAGATGGCGGTGGCTACCCCGTGGAAGCCTGCCCTGATATTGGCATGGTCAAAATTCCCGGAGGCGGCTGGTTAGATGGCCCGTGGGTTCAATACCGTTCCTACAACGGAGATTTGTACATCCGCACTCTTGCCAATTTTCTAGAGTCGTTTACGCAAATCCCTGACGCCGAATGATAACTGTTTCGGTTGAGTTTCTATACCACTTTCGTTGCCACGCCTGCGATAGATGGTGGTCAATCGGTGATTACCAGTGGGTAGATCGAGCGCTGATTATCTGCCCCCATTGCGGCAAAACACATCGCCTACCGGACAATCCTCTGCTAGCTGAAGACTTCAAACCTCAAACATCGGGAGAACAACCGTGATTAAGCACGACAAATGGATTGAACGCCAAGCCCTTGAAAACGGCATGATTGAACCGTTTGAGCCATTGTTGGTTCGAGCTGTAGATGCAGACGGCAACGCCCAAACGCCTGAAAGTCCTATGTTCCGAAAGCACAGAAAAGTTATTTCCTACGGCTCATCATCCTACGGCTACGACATCCGCCTAAGCCCCAAAGACTTTCGCATCTTCCGCCATATCCCCGGCACCGTGGTAGACCCCAAACGGTTTAACCCCGCCAACCTAGAGCCCGCCCCTTTGCACAGAGATGAAATGGGTGATTTCTTTATCCTGCCTGCCCACACATACGGACTTGGGGTAGCCGTGGAACGCCTGCAAATACCGGGCAACATCACCGTGATCTGTATTGGCAAATCGACCTATGCCCGCGCAGGTATCATCGCCAACCTAACCCCCGGCGAAGCAGGCTGGCGGGGCTGGCTCACCCTAGAACTATCCAATAGCTCCGATGCTGACTGCCGGGTCTACGCCAACGAGGGCATCTGCCAACTCCTGTTTTTCGAGGGCGAACCCTGCGAAGTTAGCTACGAAACCCGACGGGGCAAGTACCAAGACCAGGGCAATACTGTGACCCTAGCCAAGGTGTAGCGATGCTCAACCCTAATCTAGAGCGAGAGTTCACCCTTTGCAGCTACCGAGTACACTTGCCCGAAATGCCCCGTGACTTACTGGAAATGCAGTTCTTGCAACTCCTTGAGGATTACCTAGCCCTGCGAGATCTGTTCCGGGCGGGCGGGAAATAGGCAATGGGCTAGATATTTTTTTGGGGTATAGTGCAACGCTGCAACCTGGTCGGGCTGTGGCTTGGGCCTTAGGTTTGGGGTAGTGATTTGTTGAGGCTCATGCAAGGTACTCCGTTAATCAGTCCTATTTTTGGCACGGCGG